TTAATGAATCATTATATTAGAAATATTTTTTTAAGCAGTCTTTCTATATAATTTGCTCAAAAAAGACCAATTACAGGTCTTTTTATTTTTAAAAAAATTAAATAATTAAAAACCTTTTACAAATTTGTGGAAAAGTAATATAATCTTTTTAGAAAAGGAGGAAGAGTATGAAAGAAAATATATTTGATTTACAAACCGATATAGCCAATTTAATTATTAAGCACGGATTGCAGGACGGAGAATATGCTTTTATATTTAGAAACGGGAATTTAATGGTTGTCGATTTATCTCAAATTAAACTTCCTGAGAAAGAAGAAAATAAAGATTCACAAGAAACAGAAAAAGAGTTATAATATATTTGAAATAAAAAAAGGAGGGAAAAAAATATGAATGAAAAATTACAACCTACTCAAAATATTGTAGAACTTCAAGGATTATTAGTAAATAATACTCTTGAAGTAAAAACAGACAAAAATGGTAGAAAATTTATAGGAGGAACATTAGAAATTAATACAGGGACGGCTACAGATGAATGTATTATACCAGTAGACTGTCTTCAATATGAATTAAAAAAAGATGGAACAAGAAATGCATTATATGATAGATATGTACAAATGATCAGTTGGCCATCAGCTGCTACTGTAGGAAATGCTGAAGCAGTATGCGTAAGTATCAATAGAGGAGAAATTACAGACAATTCTTTTTATTCAGAAAGAACAAATAAAGTTGTTGAAGGATGGAGATTAAGAGCTGTATTTATTGATCAAGCAACAAAAATGGCTCCTAGAAACAATTCTTTTACAGTACAAGGCGTTGTAGATTCTGTGAAAGAAGTTGTAGATAATGAAGGAGAACCTACAGGAGAATTAAGAGTTGAACTTTTAACTGTTGGTTTTGGAGAAAGAATTACAAGAGTACCTATGTACGTAACCAATAAAGAAGGTATTAAATATATAGAAAATAATTGGAATCCTGGAGATTTAGTTACTGCTTATGGTGAAATAGTATATGAACAAAGAGTAACTGAAGTTGTACAAGAAACAGCTTTTGGAACAGGAAATACAAAGAAATACACAGATGTTATTAAAAGATTAGTAATCAATAGCGGAACAAGCCCAAAAACAGAAGACGAGCATTTCTATAATAGAAATAAGCTATTATCTTTAAGAGCAGCAGCTTTAAAAGACATAGAAGAAAGATATTTAGCCAATAAAGGAATGAGCAGTAATAATAATTCTGGTAATCCATATTTAGATTTTTAATAAAAGGAGGAATATAAATGGCAATAGATATTTGTAATATAACACCTAGTAAAGTAAAACCTGGCTTAGAGGGAAAGATAATTTTACTTTCAGGAGAAAAGAAAACAGGTAAAACAACTTTTCTAAGTAAATTACCTGACTGTTTAATCATAGGATTAGAACCAGGTACTAACTTATTATCAGGAGTAATGGTTCAACCTTGTAATAGTTGGACTGAATTTAAACAAATTGTTAAACAATTAAAATCAGACGAAGCTAAGAAAAAATTCAAATATGTTGGTATCGATCCACTAGGTATCTTATGGAATCTTGCAGCAAAATTTACTTGGATGCAAAAGAACGATGGTAGTGATTTGAGTGATTACGAAATTGGTCTTCATCAAAACAAATCAATGAATGAATTCTCAAGTGCAATTATGGATATTGCAAAAGAAGGATACGGATTAGTTATGATTAGTCATATTACAACAAAAGATGTTCCAAATGAACTTGGCTTCAAATACGGAACAGAGGTTGCACCAGATTTACCAAAGAGACCAAGAAGTTTTGTAGAAGGATTGGCAGATTTAACAATAAATGTAATAGCTGAACCTAATGAAGAGGGAAAAACAATACCCTATATGTATTTAAGAGAAACGATAGAAAATGGAATTAGAGTTAAAGCCGGTGGTAGATATAAAGATTTACCAGAGAAAGCAGTGTTTAGTTACGATAATTTAGTTAAAATTATTGAAGAAGCTGATAAGAAATTAGCAGAATCTGGAGCAGATATGACTGGTACAAAAACATCTATTCAAGAGGCAATTGTCGACCCAATAACAAGAGAATGGAAAGATGTTGTAAAAGAAGTTAATGATACTTTAAAGATAGTTGCAGAAAAAAGCAATAAGGGTGATACCACAATATCTACAAAAGCGAAAGCTATCATATCATCTTATTTAGGCGAAGGCAAAAAGATAACAGAAGCAACACCAAATCAGATTGAATTAGTAGAAGCTGCTTTGGCTGATTTAAAGGCATTAGTAGCGTAATTTAAACGCTACTTTTTTTAGATAAGAAAGGAGGGCAATATGCATATCGTTAAATGTGTATTCTGCCAAGAAAAATTTGATAGGGATAAAGAAAAATATCAAGAGATTGGATATAGAAGGTACGCTCATTTACGTTGTCATGAACCAAAAATCGACGTAGATGGGACAGCTTATAATATGATTATTCAATATTGCTCTCAAATTTTTGGTGAAAAAGCAAATTTTAAACGCATAGGAAAACAAATAAAAGATTTTATATTGCAAGGAATGACTTATAAGGGGATATATTTGTCTTTAAAATATTGGTATGATGTTAAGAAAAACGGAATAGAACGTTCTAATGGAGGCATAGGAATAGTTCCATACATTTATAAAGAAGCATCTGCATATTGGAAGCAAATTAGTCCAAAACGTGTGCCAAAAATAGAACAAGAAGAAGTGGTAATTACTTACCGTAAAAGAAAAAGTATTTTAGAAAGTTTGGAGGGATAGTATGGATAATAAAGAGATGACCGAGAAAATAATTTTATCTTTTTTAATGCATACTCCTTCTTTACTTTTTGATGATAAGTATCCAATAAAAGCAAGAGATTTTTCTAAAAAAGTATATAAACAAATGTATTCGGCAATGCTAAATTTATATGCAAGAGGAAACACTGACATACAGCCACAGGAAGTTATAATGCAAATAGGCAAGAGTGCCAGTGCTTTCAAAGAATTCCAAGAAGCACGAGGAGAGGGATTATTAAACGAAATAAATAATCTAAATTACAATGCATATGATTATGACATTCAATATAGTAATTTAAAAAAGTATTCTTTGTTTCAAGATTTAAGAGATAGTGGAATTGAAATATCCGATCTTTACAATCCTCTTGCTGAACCTGATAAAGCAATGGCTATGGCAGATAAAATAGATAATATGTCTTACAAAGAGATAATAGACCATTATAGAGAAAAGATCGCAAAGATAGAAGATCGATATGAAAACTTTATAGAAAAAAGTGGAATAGAAGCTGGAGAAGGCATGGATGATTTACTACATTCTTTAGAAGAACAGCCCGAAATGGGAATGCCACTAATAGGAGATCTTTTAAATACTGTATGTAGAGGAGCAAGAAGAAAGAAGGTTTATCTTAATTCAGCTAGCTCAGGAAGTGGTAAGTCAAGAATGGCGGCAGGTAATGTTGCCAAACTTGGTTTTCCGATGTATTATGACGAAAAAAGAGAAGCGTGGATAGAAACCGGTATGCATTGTCCAGTATTATTTATTACGACAGAGTTAGAGCACCAAGAAGTGCAAACGATGTTTATTGCTTATGTGTCAGGAGTTAATGAAGAAAAAATATTAAATGGAAAATATGATACAATAGAAGAAAAAGATAGAGTAAAGAGAGCAGTTGAAATAATCAAAAGCTGTCATAACGTTTATATTGAGTTTGTACCTGAGCCATCGATTGATTCAATAGCTGCTAAGATAAGACTATACGCATTGCAAAAAGATATTGAATATGTTTTTTATGATTATGTTCATGTTTCTGGCGCAACTTATCAAGGGAAAAAAGATATGAGAGATGACGTTTGGTTAATGTTATTTGTTGATAAATTGAAACAATTGGCAAATGAATTAGATATTCATATAAGCACAGCAACTCAATTAAATGCTTCTTCCTATGAAGATAGAGAAATAAAAAATGAGGCTATGATTCGTGGAGCTAAAAGTATTGCAGATAAAGTAGACTTTGCAATGATAACAACGACTATTGTAAAAGCTCAAGAGAAAGAAATTGCGAGATCCTTAGCTACTCAATTAGGCACCCCTGAACCAACTCAAATTTTAGATGTATATAAAAATAGACGAGGCAAATGGAGAAACATAAGAATTTGGAGATATACAGACTTGGGAACTTGTCGAAGTCAAGATTGTTTTGTAACAGATACAAGTAATAATCCTATTGATATGAAATCAATTAAATTAAAAGTTAACCAATTAGTAAGTGAAGGAGCTTTTCCGGTTGTTGACGAAAAAACTGGGGAAATAATAGAAGAAAACAGAAAGGTAAGTGAGATAAGTGACTACTAAATATAATAAAATATTAGATATGATAACAACAAGTGACATTGTTCAATTAGTTTCTAAATTTGGTATTCCAGAAACATCTATCCGATATTATAATAATCAACTTATCATGCCAACAGGATGCCATAATGAAATAATTGGAACAGCAAAACATAAATTATATTATTATGAAGATAGCAAAAAATTTCATTGCTATACATGCTGTGGCTCAATGAATCCTTTTGAATTTGTCGTTCAAGCTTATCGTACTAGAGGAATAAAATATTCTTTGTCAAATGCAGCAATTATTATTGAGAGGATTATTCAGGAACGTTTAAGAGATGGGTTTGCCATAGTTACTCCACCCTCAAATGTGAAAAAAGAGATTGAGGAAGATTGGCATAAATCATTAACAGAATATAATCCTAGTATAATGAATTGCTTTTCAAGAAATAAGAAATATTTAAAAGTATGGGAAAAAGAAGGAATAAGTTTTGATGCAATGGATAAGTTTGGAATTAAATTTGATATGATTAGAAATCGTATGGTAATTCCAATATATGATGACAAAGGAGTTTTTGTTGGAGCTAAGGTGAGAAACTTTAATCAAGAAGACATTGAAAACGGACGAAAATATATGCCCCTTATCCACAATAACGAAATTTATACTTATGATAAGGGAAAGATATTATATGGACTTAATTTTAATAAAAAGAATATTAAAAACGCAAAAAGAGCAATTATATTTGAATCTGAAAAATCAACCATATTATATGAATCTCTTTATGTTGGAAATAAAGCTGTATCAATAGGAGGAAGTAATGTTAGCATATATCAAACAGAACTTTTGAAACAATACAAAGTAGAAACAGTAGTTCTAGCTTTAGATAATGATTATTCTTTATTGCCGAATGAAAATGGTGAGTATGATAAATATTTTGGATTATATAAAATGTTAAAAGAAGCAAATAAGTTAGATGCCAAAGGTTTTAATGTTGAAATAGTTTATGACTGGGAACAGTCTTTTCTAGAAAACAAAGATGCCCCTATTGATAAGGGCAGAGAAATTTGGAATAAATTATATAGAAATAGAAAAAATTTTAATGAGTTAAAAGAAAAATATTTAAAGAAAGGAGAGAAAGATGAAAGAACTAAAGTGGAAATTGAGGACTTTTGATGACATAGACTATAATAATATTAATCCCGGGCTTCTGCTTAGAGAAATGTTAAAATATAGAGGAATAGAAGATCCCGAAAGTTGGCTACAGGTATCAAAAGAAAATGAGAATGATCCAAGTCTATTAAAAAATATAGATGAGGCAGCTAATCTATTACAAAGTGTTATTATTGGTTTAGAAAATAAGCCAAGTAAAAAAATATATATACAAGTTGATGCTGATACAGATGGTTTTACAAGCAGTGCTATATTATATGAATTCATTAGTTCAATAAGTAATTGTGAAATAGAAATTGGTATACATGAGGGAAAAGAACATGGATTAGACTTAAAAGAAGCATTAGCAAGTAATGCAAATTTAATTATAGTTCCAGATGCATCTGGTAATCCAGAAGATTATAAAACTTTAAAGAAAAAAAATATACCAAGTATAATTTTTGACCATCACGATTATCCAGAAGAAGATTTTGATACAATTGTTGTTAATTGTAACTATGAGCCATATCCAAATAAAAGCTTATCTGGAGCAGGAGTTGTATTAAAAGCGTGTCAATATTTTTGTTATAAATATGATATAGATTATAACTTTGATAGATTGTATGCATTAGCATCTATAGGAATGGTTGCAGACGTAATGAGTTTACAAGAATTAGAAAATCAATATATTATTAGATATGGATTAAAACATATCAAAAATCACGAATTTTTCAATGAATTATTAAAAGATAGGATGGGCAATCCTGTAGAAGTTGTAACAATTAAAGACATAGGATGGTCTATAGGCCCCAATATAAATGCAGTAATACGATTAGGTTCAATGGAAGAAAAACAAATGTTGTTTAATACATTAATTTGTCCTAATGAAAATGTTAATAGTCAAAAACGTGGAGCTGATGGAGAAGTTGTGCCAAGATATATTGAAATGTGTCGTATTTGTAAAAATTTAAAGGCTAAACAAAATCGACTTGTTCAATCAGCATTAAAAATAATTGAACCAGAAATAAATTTAAAACATAATCTCATATATTATATTGATGAGGAAAATGAATTACCTTTTGAATTATCTGGCTTAATAGCTAATAGATTACTAAGTAGTTATAAAAGACCAGTGTTGTTATTAAAGCACTTTCATGATTATGAAGATAATACGATGCCAGATTGTTGGGCGGGTAGTATGCGCAGTATAACTGCTGAAGGATTTGAAGATCCAAGAAGCATATTTAACGAAATGACAGGAGTTAGAGAATTTGCTGGACATGCAGAAGCCTGTGGAGCAAAAATATTTAAAGACAGTTTTGATGGATTTTTAGCAGAAGCATATGAAAAGTTAGATAAGATAGATTTCGATAATCAACTTTATACAGTAGAAGCAGTAATCCCATGTCGACCTTTCAATGAGACACTAGGAAAACTATTTGCTCAAGAAGACATATGGGGGAGCGGAATTGAAAAACCTCTTATGATGATTACTGATATAGATTGTATCGGAGCTGAGTATATGGGAAAAGAAGGACAACATGTGAAAATCAATACACCCAAGATTGATATTGTTATATTTGATGATGTAGACTTAGTAAATAAACTAAAAGATAGTAAAAATTATACTATGAATGCCATCGGGACTATTTCTTGGAATGATTGGGAAGATCAACCTAAATTACAAATGATAGTAGACGGATATGAATTAATAGAAAAACAAGGTAACGAATGGAATGTATATGATTTTTAGGTTAATGTTTACATAATCTAGTTTTAAACATTATAATATTATTGTAAAATGAAAAAGGAGGATTAAAATGATTGAAAATTTAATAGACAAACATTTAAAAAAACAAGGTTTTATTAGAGTTCCTTCCTCTTGGTCTGATGATTATAAAAGATTAGTTGAAAAGCATTCTGCTGTATCTAAAGTCGTTAGAGAATTAGGAAGAGAATACAATGAGATATTAAGAGAACTTGCAGAATGTAAAGGAAGTACTTGGATAAAAAACGCTTTAAAAGAGCTTGGAGTAGAATTTAAAAAAGATATTAATAAAGAAGAGTTAATAAATCTTTATGTTCAAACATTCCAAGTTGAATTTGAAGATGACTTTGACGAGGAGATAACAAATGATGAGACTAATAAATAAGATATTATCTGCAAAAGGACTAAAGGCAGTAACAAATGGTGAATATGAAAATATTCAAAAGTATCGTGTAGCCAGAGGAGAATTAAAACAGACTATAGATGATTATAATAAAATATTATCTCTTTTTGTAAAAAATGCTACAATAAAACAATTAAAAGATATTTTAAAAGAAAAAAATATTGAGGAAATTCCAATAGAAAAAAAAGAATTACAACTAAAAGTAAGTCATTTATTGCAAAAAGAATTTAAGTAAAATACTTGACTCGTCGTATCTATATATATTATAATTATATTGATAAAAAAGAATGAGAGGTATAATATAAAATGTGTTATTCGGGAAAATGTAAATATGAACAATACTATGGAGATTGTGGATGGGATTTTAATCTTGGTGATGTCCCTTTAGATGCACTATGTTATCAACAAAAAATATATACCTGTCTAAATAGAGAAAGTGAGCGAGTAAAAGATATGAAGATATTAAATAAAAATAAAAAATTAAAACATTCAAAAATGTTCATCGATTTGGATAGCTACAGAAAAATATGTGAAAAGTATGGAACTACGCTTACAGAACACTTGGAAAGAATTGAACGTTATCAAAATAAAGATGATGCAACCCCAGATATGCAAGATATTTCAATTATGTATGACGTATACATGTACATCACAAAAGTAATCCGTCCAAGGAGGTAAAACGATGTCAGAAGAAGAAAAAAATAACATAAAGGTTATTGCTGGACATAATTCTAGTATTCTTCAACAGATAGAGAGACTACTCACTTTTGTTGGAGAAATAGGAGCAATAGGCGAATATGAAAAAAGAGGTTTCACTAGTATAAATGTTAATTTAGTTTTAAACGAAATTAGCAATAATCTTAATAATATAACTCAGAGTGTAAGAGTTATAGAACAAGTATCACAAGAATTATTACAAGAATATGATAAACCAAAAGAATAACTTTACAGTTATTCTTTTTTTATGATATAATATTTTTAGAAAAAGAGATTAAGAAAAAAGAATTTGAGGAGGAAATGATATGAGATATGCTAATTTACATTCCCATACAGATTATTCGAATACTAGGCTTATTGACTCAATAATTAAAATTCCGACCTTAATAGATACCTCTCATTCATTAGGATTATGCGCAGTCGCTTGCACCGATCATGAATTTTTAGGAGGACATTTAAAAGCCTTAGAGTATTTGAAGAAGAAACAGTCTGAAAATCCAAATGACGAGACATGGCAAAATTTTAAAGTCGTGTTGGGTAACGAAATATATTTATGTCGTAATGGTCTAGACAAAGATACTGTTGAAAAAGGTGAAAAATATCCCCATTTTATTCTATTAGCTTTAGATAATGAGGGACATCGACAATTAAGAGAATTAAGTTCTAGGGCATGGGAAAGAAGTTATATGATGTTTTTAAAACGTGTTCCTACGTGGTATTCTGATTTAGAAGAAATTGTTATGCCAAATCAAGGACATATTATAGGAACTAGTGCTTGTATTGGAAACATATTAGGGATATGGTTTGAAAGAAAAGAATTTGATAAAGTAGAGCAACATCTATTATGGTGTCAAAAAGTCTTTGGAGAAAACAATTTTTATTTAGAAATGTCTCCAGCAGCATATGAAGAACAGATTGAATATAATAAATATTTAATAGAATTACACAATAAATATAACATTCCTCTAACGATTGCAACTGACGCTCATTATGCTAGACCAGAAGATTTCCCGATACATGAAGCTTTCTTAAAATCAAAGGATGAGGAAAGAGAAACTGCTGATTTCTACCGATATACTTATCTTATGTCTTCTGATGAAATTTATCAACTAATGAGTTATCTTCCAAAAGATTTAATTACCGAAGCATTAAATAATACCATTTCTATCGCAGATAGAGTCAAGGGATATAACTTATATCATGGACAAGTAATACCACGTTTACCCGATGATAGGGATATAAGTAATTTTGAATATTACTTAAAAACAAGTAGAGTAAATCCGAAATATGAATATATAAATAAATATATTACATCTCCTTATGAAGATGATCGTTATGGAGTATTTTTAGTATTAGATGCTTTGAAAAAAATGCAGTTACCACAAGAACGATTAGAGAGACATTTGAAACAAATTGAATTAGAATTGGAAGAGATGTGGGTAGTAAGCGATAAAATACAACAACGATTGATGTCATATTTCTTAACAATTAAAGTCGTAATAGAGAAAATCTGGTCTGAAGTCGGTTCGATAACTGGGGCTGGTAGAGGTTCTGGTCCTGCTAGTTTAGTATGTTTCTTGTTAGGAATTTGTGATGGAGATCCTTTGGAGCAGGGTTTCGATTTATGGTTTTATCGTTTTATACATCGAGAAAGAGCAGAGTTGCCAGATTGGGATTTTGACTCAGAGGCAAGTAAAAGAGAGACAATTTCGCAGATGGTATATAAAATGTGTAAAGACATAGGCGGAGATTCTGTATCGGTTTGCACTTTTGGAACAGAGGGTTCTCGTTCTGCAATTCTAACTGCTTGCCGTGGGATGGGGCTATCAAATGATATCGGACAATATCTTTCAAGTTTAATTGGGCAAAATAGAGGTTTTAGCTATTCACTAGAGGACACTTATTTTGGAAATCCAGATAAAGATATTCCGGCATCAAAAGAATTTAAAAATGAAATAGATAAATACCCCAATCTTTTTAAAACAGCATGCGCTATATCTGGTTTGATTACAAGACTTGGACAACACGCATGTGGACATGTATTATATAATGGAAGTATTTACGATATGAATGCATTAGCAACAACACCAAATGGAACGCGAGTAACTCAGTTCGATCTTGGAGACAGCGAGAAGATGGGATCAATCAAATATGATTTTCTATCAACAGATGCTTTAGATAAAATTCATGTTTGTATGGACTTATTAATAAAAGATGGATATATTGAATGGCAAGGAAGTTTGCGTGCGACATATAATAAATATCTTCATCCAGATGTATTAGATAGAACAACTAAAGAGATGTGGGAGATGTTAAATGCTGGTAAAATTATTAGTGCATTTCAAATGGATTCTGTTGTCGCAAAACAGACACTAGCAAGTATCCATCCATCTTCTTTATTAGAGTTAGCGGCGACAAATAGTTTAATGAGATTGGTGCCTGAAAAGGGTCACAAATCGCCAGCAGAAGAATATCTTGAATATAAACTAAATCCACAAAAATTAAAAGATGAAGTATATAGTCTTAATGGAACAGATAAAGAAAAAAAGATATTGTATGAATATCTAAAGAAATATAATGGAGTACTGGAATCTCAAGAAAATATGATGCAAATAACGATGATACCAGAATTTACAAATTTTAGTTTTAGTGATGCATCTAAATTAAGAAAAATTGTTGCCAAGAAAAAACTAAAAGAAGTAGATAGTTTTAGAGAATATTTTTTAAAAACCGGTATCGAAAATGGATGCTCAGAAGACATTCTTAAATATATATGGGATGTCCAAATTAAACGCCAGCTTGGGTATAGTTTCAATCTTACACATTGTACTTACTATTCTCTTATTGGGTTGCAGGAAATGAATTTAGCTTATCATTACCCATCAATTTATTGGGCGACTGCTGTTATTACGGTAGAAGCAGGAGCATTAGGAGAAGAAGATAACGGAGGGGTTAATTACGCTAAAGTAGCTGCCGCAATTGGACGTGTTCAATCAGAAGGGTATAAAGTAGAATTACCTGATATAAATATTGCTGAATTTGGTTTCGTTCCAGATGTACAAAAAGATGCAATCGTATATGGATTAAAAGGTATAAGCGAAATCGGAGATGAACTCGCAAAAAGGATAATTAAAGAAAGACCATATAATAGTGTAGAAGATTTCATTACAAAGATACAACCACAAAAGAAACAAATGATCAATCTTATTAAAGCGGGAGCTTTTGATGCTTTTGGAGAAAAAAGAATTATTATGAATAATTATTTATTGTCTATAACCCCTCAAAAAACCCGAATAACGCTTCAAAATATGAATAGTCTTATAGAATATAATTTAATTCCAAAAGACCTAATTTCGTATAAATATTTATACAATTTTAATAAGTATCTAAAAGATTTAGAGATTCCGGAGGGATATCGACTAGACGAGAGAGCTATAAATTTCTTATGTAAAAATTTTCCAAACATAGATATTTCTAATGGTCTTTTAGATACAAAGGTTTGGAAGAAAATATATGATAATGAAATGACAGGTATAAAAGATTGGATGAAAAGTAATGAGGAGGAATTAATTCAGCAAATACAAAAATGTGATGTAAACAAAATCTGGGAACAATACTGTAATGGAAACGACAGTAGTTGGGAGATGGAAGTATTAGGATTTTACTACTCAGGACATGAATTAGACTCTTTGGAAGAAAGTCAAATAGATATTGCACATTTAAAAGATGGAGATTACAAACATACTGTTTCCATTTGCGGAACTGTATTGGGCAAAGACGCTTACAAGCATATGGTTACATTATTAACTACTACTGGAGTTGTGACGTTAAAATTCACTGGAGAATTATTTGCTAATTATAATAAAATTATAAGTGAGATGACTGCCGAAGGTAAAAAAACATTAGAAAAATCTTGGTTTAATAAGGGAACTCTTCTAATTGTAAATGGATACAAATCTGGAGAAGTTTTTAGGGTTCGTTCGTTATCTAAGATATTAGAAATAGATTCTTCAGGAAAAGTTAAATCAACTAAATATCGATATGGAGAGGGATAATTTTATGATAGGAATTCTTGATTGGGATCTACTTTCAACAAAAAAATTCTGTAATTATAACTTCGGCGTTCTTCTTGTGAGCTCATACTATTTAGAGCAGGGGATCAAGTGCAGATTAATATTAGATATAAGTTATGATAACTTAAAAAAATATAATAAAATATTTGTATTTAAAGATTATAAAACAAAAAGTGTCCCACTAAATTTTATTCCAAAATATTTATTTTTACCAATAGAGGAATATGGGGAAGGCTTTCCAAATAGACCTCAATTTCCAGATTTGCCCAAGATTATTTATACAAAAATTAACACGTATATTTATAAACCATTATTGTATTACATTTCAGAAGGAGGGAAAAATTTTATCTTAGATAAAGATTGGAGAAGAGATTTTTTCCCCTCTAAACTTTTCTTTGAACAAGATGGAGAACTCTTGCTAAGAGAAGAAGGAATACACAAAAAAATGTACATTTATGATAATCCCCTCTTATTTTTCAATTCTGATGTTGGGATTGAAAAGATGACAGAAATTAAAAAGAGTAGTATAATTAAATTTGTAAAACCCATTTGTATAAGTAAGATAGAATCCAAATATTGGGCGTGGTTATTTAATAATAAAACTATTCGAGGTTTTAAAAACAGTTTGTACGGAATTGAAGATGATCCTTATTGGATGGAGTTTTATGAATGGATTCAAAACCACCACACTCCTGGTAATATAAAAATAACAATAAAAACTAAAACAGGAAAAGTGGAAACTTTAAAAAAACAAGGAGGGAAGATTTATGGAAACTATAGATTTGAAAGAAATGACAAAAGAACAGTTAACAACTCTTTTACAGAAAAAAATATTCCAATTGGGTATGAATGGGTTACAACAAAACGATATAATGAAGGTAATCAACGAAGTAGAAAAAGAATTAGCGAGACGAAAAGAAGCAAATATCTCCCAAGCGAATATGCAAAAAGAAGAAAACAAGCAAGATGGAAATATAACGCAATCCGTTCAGGAAGATTCTAATGAACAATAAACAACAGAATCTATACAATCTATTAGCAGAGCGAGGTTTCGAGATAACAAATATCGAAGATTATAAAAATGCAGACAGTTTATTAAGTATCGTTTGTTCAATGGGGCATCGTCAAACCGATACATTTAACAATTTTCAAAAAAATAATTGGGAATGTATAGAGTGTATCAAAGCGGAAGAAAAACAAATACGTTCAACAAGAGGATATTTGTTATCTCTAGATGCTGCAACTAACACAACAGGTTGGGCAGTGTTAAATAAATATGGACAATTAATAAAAAGTGGATATTTTACTGCAGACAAAAAATTACCCTTAATGAGAAGAATTAATCAGTTAATAGATGAAATAGAAAGACTAATAAAAGAATATCAAATAGAGATTTTAGCAATAGAAGATATACAACTAGAATACAATACTTTAGTATTTAAAACTCTAGCGATGTTACGAGGAATACTTTTTTATCATTTTGAATATGAGAAAGGAATAAAAGTATACTCTTATGGTGCAGATATGTGGAGAAGTTATTCAAACATAAGAGGGACAAAAAGAGAAGACAAAAAAGAAGCAACTTTAGTCAGAGCAAAGTTAATTTATGAAAGAGATTTTGAAGAAGATGAGGCCGACGCCTTATTTCTTGGAAAATACGTTTACTCACAATTAGATAAACCAGAAGAAGAAATTCATGAATTAATAAATTTTGGAAAGGAGAAAAAAGAGCTATGAAAGAAAAAAAAGATTGGACAGGAAATAAAAAAAGTACATTTGTAACTCTCGGAGCATCAAATCATACGGATCATTCTAGAGCTTGGTTGGATTTTTATGCAACTTCTCCAACAGCTATTACCAGATTATTAGAGAAGCATCAAATTCCGAGAATGCCAATATGGGAAATTATGGCAGGAGAAGGTAATCTAGAGAAGCCGCTAGAAGCAGCCGGCTATACTGTTATCACGAGCGATATTGTAGAACGTAGAGAAAAATTAGATTATGTGGAAGACTTTTTTACAACTACCGAATTACGAGCTCCGATCATATTAACTAACCCAGCCTATTCTATTGCAATGGAAACTGTATTACATTCCATTGAGCTTGGAGCGGAATATATTTACATGTTTTTAAAAACAACTTTTTTAGAAGGACAAAAAAGATACGAACAATTATTTTCTCTATATCCGCCTAAGGAAATTTGGGTTTTCAGTGGAAGAGAACAGTGTGCAATTAATAATGACGAAAGAGAATTTCAAAAATCAAGTGCAGCATCTTATGCTTGGTTTATATGGGAAAAAGGTTTTAGGGGAAATCCAACAGTGCATTGGATTTAAGGAGGTGTGATATGAAAATAAAAGTTATAAAACGAAATGGAAATGTCGTAGATTTTAATGAAGAAAAAATCAGAAATGCAATAACTAAAGGTTTCTTAGATTATGGAGAAATAACTGAGGAAAAGAAAATATTTATTAAAGATGTAATAAAAGATATACAAACAGAAGCACAAAAATATACAGATGGGATAGAAGTAGAAGAAATCCAAGATATAATAGTAGCTAAAATGAGAAAGGCTGGCTTTCGCAAAGTAGCAAAAGGCTATCAAGAATACAGAGAGAAAAGAGCAAAAGCTAGGGAATTAAGTAACGTTTTAGACATTCTATCAAATGAGGCAACAGAAGAAAAAAACGATAATGCGAATGTTAACGGTTACACTCCGTCTGGAAGACATCTACACATTTCTGAAGATGTAATAAAAAGTTATATGAAAAATTATTTTTTCTCAAAAGATGTTACAGAAGCGATAAATGCTGGGATTATTTATCCTCACGATTTAGGATGGGGAACAACAACAATGACATGTGTTCAAATTGATTTACCAAAATTATTTAAAGATGGTTTTAGTACGGGACACGGATATTTAAGAGAGCCATCAAATATAAAAACCGCATTTTTACAATCTGCTATCGCAATCCAGAGTAACCAAAATGATATGTGGGGTGGACAAAGTATTCCTAATTATGATTATGCTCTAGCTCCATACGTACTAAAAACTTTTAAGAAACATCTTAAAAAATTATTAGCTTATGAAGATGCTAAGAAACATGAGAGTGCTAGCATTGCTTTGGAATCATTATTAAAACAGGTAGACGAAATAAAAAGTATAGAAGATGTTATACCCGGTTATGAATATATCTGTAAGACAGCATATGCTTATACCCAAGAAGACACTTTCCAAGGCGCAGAATCTTTAGTTCATAACTTAAACTCAATGGCATCCCGTGCTGGTTCACAGGTTCCATTTAGTAGCTTAAATTTTGGAATAGATACAAGCCCAGAAGGAAGAATGGTTTCAGAGTATCTATTAAAAGCTCAAATGGCAGGCTTAGGAAAACACGAAACACCAATATTTCCAATCTTAATCTATACATTAAAAAAAGGTGTTAACTTTGAAAAAGGAGACCCAAATTATGATATCTTCAGATTGGCAATGGAATGTTCAAGTAAGAGATTATTCCCAACATATGCTTTTGTTGATGCAAGTTTTAATTTACCATATTATGAAGCTGACCCATATTACGGAATCATAAACACAATGGGTTGTCGTACGAGGGTTATGGCTAATGTCAATGGTCGTGAAGGAGCATTTGGAAGAGGTAATATTTCTTTTACGTCTATTAATCTACCATTATTAGCTTTAAGAGCAAAAGGAAATGTTGACAAATTCTTTAAAGAATTGGATTATGCTTTAGAAATTGCTGACAAAGAACTGCTAGAAAGATATGAAGGACAGTGCCAAAATCGTAAATATAATTTTCCAAGTCTAATGGAGCAAGGAATTTGGCTTGGTTCAGACGACTTAGCGCCAACAGATGAAATAAGAGACGTTGTTAAACAAGGAACTTTATCTATAGGTTTTGTTGGTTTAGCAGAATGCTTAATTGCCTTAACTGGAAAACATCATGGAGAATCTCAAGAATCTGATGAATTAGGATACAGTATTATTAAGTATATAAGAGATTACTGCGATAAAAGGGTCAAAGAAACTCACTTGAATTTTAGTTGTTTAGGAACACCAGCAGAGACATATTGCAAAACAGCGTTAGAACAAGCTCGTAAACAATTCGGAATCATTCCAGGGGTAACAGATAGAGCATACTTTACCAATAGCTCACATATCCCAGTGTGGTATAATATCTCAATTGCAGATAAGGCAAAAATTGAAGGAAAATATCATAATCTTGAAAATGCAGGTCACATATTTTATTGTGAAGTTGATGGAGATATTTCAAAGAATATCGATGCTTTTGAAAACATATTACATATTATGTCTGATGCTGATGTTGGATATGGAGCAGTTAATATCCCAATAGCAGAATGTACTGTTTGCGGATGCAGTTGGAGAGGAAGTAACGATGTACATGTTTGCCCAGGGTGTGGCAGAGATGAAAGAGAACCAATAGATTAGTAAGGAGGGATAAACAAATGGAAAAAGAAACTTTAAAAAATAAAATAAAAAGAATTATACCTTTTAGAAGAATTCAAAGAATAACTGGTTATTTAACGACTCCTGGTCGTGAAAATGCTGGTAAAAAAGCAGAAATAAAAGATAGAGTAAAGCATCAAAAGATTGAGGAAAAAAGCAATGAAAAGGAGGCTTAAAATGATATCTTTCTTAAAAATTGCTTTTCCAGCCTTAATGGTAACTGGAGCTCTAGGAAGTCTTGTCGTAAACATTATTAGTAAGGGAGACAAAGCTACGTCATTACAATGGATAGGAGCAAGTCTTCTCTATACTGCTTTATTATTTAGAAATAAATAGGGTCTATAAAAGACCCCTTTATTATACGTATAAGGAGGATTATATGGCGAAATTATATTTTAGATATGGAGCAATGAATGCTGGCAAAAGCACAGCTCTTTTACAAGTAAAACATAATTATGAAGAACGTGGTATGTCAACATTATTAATAAAACCAGCCATTGATACAAAAGGTGCAGACAAAGTTGTTAGTCGAATAGGAATAAATGCGTCTGTTGATATATTATTAGATAAAACAGACGTCATAATGACAAAAGTACCTCTTCAAAAACCAAACGCTATTATTGTTGATGAAGCTCAATTCTTAACAGCTCAACAAGTAGATGAACTTTATTTAATAAGTAAGATATATGATATAAGTGTTTTATGCTATGGATTAAGGACCGACTTCCGCACAAACGGTTTCGAAGGTTCTACTCGTTTATTAGAAATAGCTGATGATATTGAAGAACTAAAGACGATATGTGCTTGTAGTAAAAAAGCCACTTTTAATATTCGTAAGATGAATGGTATACCAATGTTTGACGGGGAACAAGTTTTAATAGATGGAACAGATAAAATTGAATATGAAGCCGTATGTGGTAAATGCTTGATTAAACAAAAAGGGAGAGTGAGATAATGGCAAAAACTGAAATATTAGAATATAATGTTAATTGGAATAGCATAAAAAGAGCTTGCATGAGAACTATTGGTAAAGATGCCGGAGATAAAGAACCACCAGAAACATGGAAAAAGAAAATTTTAATTTGCAGACATAGCCCAATAAGAAAAGGATGGATCACTTGGAAATGGTCAGATATTCCATACGCAATTAGTACCCATTTTGCACGCCATCACGAGGGTACTGAAAAATATATATCTACTTCTAGAGCAGATAGAACGGAAATTAAAGATAGATCTCAACGTAGTCAAATGGATTCGGTCTCTATGGAAATGGATGCGAATATTGAGGGCTTAATCAACATTGCTGGTCGTCGTTTATGCACTTGTGCAGATCCTACTACTAGAGAATATACTGAAGATTTACGTGAACAAATAGAAAAATATGATGATACTATCGCATGGGCAATGGTGCCACAATGTGTTAGAGCAGGCGGATGTTGCGAACCTTTTTCTCAATGCAAACATTATGAAAATTTTGCTAAAACGCTATCTAAAGAAGAACAAATGGATTTAGTAACAAGATTAGATAAATATAACGAATACCGTGGTAAGATTTTATCTCTTACTAAAAAGAAACAGGATTAAACCTGTTTTTTTATTGACACAATGTCCTTTTTTTTGTTATAATATATTTGAATAAAGAAATGTAAAGGAGAAAAATATGCAAAAAGATGTAGAAGGCTTTTTAGAAAAGCTAAGTGAATTAAGTTTATCTTATGGCATCGCAATAGGTGGATGTGGATGCTGCGGTTCTCCGTATTTAATAAATATAGATGGAGAGACTGAAATAAACGGTCTTCAGCATGATGAATTAGAGTGGAACGAAGATCATTATATAATAAAAAATATATATGAAACACCAAAGGAAATGAAAGTAGAATAAGGAGGTAAAATATGCATGCAATAGTAGCAGTTATACATCGAGAACAACATCTTGACGAAGAATGGTTTTCTAGATTTTGTTGGGATAACACAAACTATTATGAAAGAGTATATCGAACAAATAGTTTAGAAGAATCTTTAGAACAAGTAGAAGAGTACATTTCTTATCTTAAAAAGAATAAGCAAGAAGATCATGATTGGTATGATACAGTATTGACAGAATTAATGTCCAAAGAAACAGAACGTGAAAGAATTAAATTTGTTGCCGATCAAGATGGATGTTATGTAGATGATAATAATAGAATATATGAAGAATATAATCCAAATGGTTTTTGTGATTGGTTTGTAGTTGGAGGACGTTGGAGTAATTTACTTGAAAGTTATAAAGGAGAAAAGGCGGACACAATGAAACTGAAAGACTTTATGGGATTTTCTGAACCTGAGTTCAACTCTCCTTATGGGGTTGTCTTAGAGTATAAGGACGAAGAATGGCTTGAAGAATTTGGGCAAGGTGGAAAAGAGTGGTTTGATATTTTAAATGAAGCTCGAGATTACAGCGATTACAAAGGAGAAGATTTGTATATCACGATGGTAGATATCCATCAGTAGGAGGAAATATGACTAAAATAGCGGGAGTAATACATAATAGTGTTGTTGATGGTCCTGGTTTAAGGACTACTATTTTCTTTTCTGGTTGTCGTAGAAATTGCCCTGGATGTCATAATCCAGAAGCTCAGTCTTTTAATTATGGAAAAGAAATCTCAGAAGCAGACATAGACAAGTTAATAGAAGAAGCAATAAATTCTGGAGATGCGGGAATTACATTGTCGGGAGGACATCCATTGGAACCAGAGAACTATAAAATGGCAGAAGCTATAATAGACAAAGCAAAAGCCAAAGATCTTGATGTATGGCTTTATACAGGTTACGTTTTTGAACAAATTCCGTTGATGTATATGGATTTGATATCAAAAGTAGATGTACTTGTTGATGGTCCTTTTATTCTTAATAAAAGAACTCTTGACTGTCCATTTAGAGGATCGTCAAATCAACGCTTGATAGACATACAAAAAACGTTTGAGAAAGGAGAAATAATATTATGGAAATAAACACACAAGAAACTGAAACAGAATCAATTATAGAAAATAAAACAGAGGAACAAGAAAACGCACTTGTGAAACATGCTCGACATGAATTAAATTTAATTTTAGAAGAAGCAAAAACAGATGGGGACGAAGAAGATATACGTATGCAAAAAATATTTAATGACGGTATCTTAAAAGTAGTAAATGCTTTTGCAGATTGCGGTCATAGTGGATTCAGTGCTTCCATAGCAATAAATTATCTTGATCGACTACTTAGATTTAAACCACTTATGCCACTAACTCTTGAAGATGATGAGTGGAATGAAGTTGGTATCCAACATAACGAAGATAATCAAGTAAAAGTTTATCAAAATAACAGAGCTTCTAATGTATTCAAAGAAGCTGATAAATTTGATGGTAAACCTTATTGTATAGATGGACCAAATGGAGAAATTGTCACATTAGAAGAGTACCCAAGAGTATATTTCGGAGATTTTAGAACAGCAAAAGAAATTGAAGAGCAAAATAAAAAAGAGGAGGAAAAAAGTCATGCTACTGAAGCGTAGAGAATTTGAGATGGTTTCTCGACAAGAAATAGAAAAAACAGAAGAATTAAAAAAATGTAATTTTTATGATCCACATTTTAGAGGGTCATTTAAACTACATTTTCAGCCCCGTAGAGCGACAAAGAATAGCGCAGCGTATGATTTATACTCTCCTATACGAATCGTTCTTAAACCAGGCGAAATAGCCAAAATACCAACTGGTTTTAAGATTAAAATGCCAAAGAATGAAGCATTCTTTATTTATATAAGAAGTTCTTATGGAGCTAAAGACATTATATTGCCTGCAGGTGTAAATATTATAGATGCAGATTATTACAACAATCCTAAAAACGAAGGTCATTTTTTCATTTGTATTAAGAATAATAGTGAAAAAGATTTTGTCATTGAAGAAGGAGACCGAATTGCCCAAGGAGTATTTCAAAAATATTATACTTGTGGTGAAACTGTAAAAACGAAAAGATCTGGAGGATTTGGTAGTAGCGGTACCAAATAGGAGGTAAAATATGGACAATGATTTTCAAAAACTATTTCCATACTTTGAACAAAATAAAAAATTTACATATTTAGACAGTGCCAATACTTCTCAAATTTTAGGAAGCTGTTTATCTAGTATGATAAAAGTATATTCTAATTACAATTACAATATTGGAAGAGCTTCCTATAGCGGCGCTCGTTGGACTCAACAATTAAAAGATTGGTCTTTACAAGTATATGCGAACTTTATTGGAACTAAACCAGATAATATTATATTAACAACAGGAGCAACAGAAGGACTAAATCTTATAGCTTATTCATACTGCAACATGCTTCATAGGATAAAGAAAAAAGCTGTCTTATTGACAACTAAATTAGAACATGCTTCAGCAATAATGCCATGGATGGTCTTTGGTAAAAACATTGTTGATATAAAATACATAGATTTAAAAGAAGATTATACTCTGTCGATAGAGAACTTTAATAAAGCTGTCAAAGAATATAATCCCGATATTGTTCTTTTATCTAGTATGACCAATACAACGGGAGAAATTAGACCGATAAAAGAGATTGGAACTATCACAAAAGAAAAACATATCACTTTTATTGTAGACCACGCTCAGGGAGCAGCTCATATTCCAATAAATGTGACAGAGTGCAATATTGATTTTCTAGCATTTTCCCTACATAAAATGTATGGACCCAAAGGAGTTGGAATATTATATGCAAAGATACCAAATTTTATAAGACCAATGAAAGTTGGAGGAGGAATGAATAAATATTTTCTTCCTGAAGGAGAATATGAATTCTTAGACAATAATGATAAAATGTACGCAGGAACAGAAAATGTTCCAGGTGCATTCGCAGGTACAGATGCCGCTCTAACCCTAGGTCAAAGCTGGGATATAATACAAATGCAAGACTTATATCTTGGATTATTCGCACATAGATTACTATCTAAATTGCCCAAAATAAAAATATATTCTAATCCTCAAAGTCCAATTTTATTATTCAATATAGATGGATTTGAAGCCTTAGATGTTATGAATTATTTAGATAAGAAAAATATTTTTATTCGAGCTGGAAATCATTGTTCTAAATTAACTAAGGACCTGTTTGGATTGTCGACTTGTAGAGTGAGTTTAGGAATTTACAATTCAGAAGAAGATTTGATGAAATTATATAAAGCATTAAAAGAAATGGAGAGTGAAATACTGTGCTTAGAAAATGTCCAGGACCAAAAAACTGTAAAGTCAGAAAATGTGGAACAGATAAATGTCCGATAAATAAAAAGACATTATTAGATAAAGTAAAAGAAATATTTAAAAAGAGAGCTTAATCGCTCTCTTTTTTTATTTGATTTTCTAATGTATCAATCTTATTCTGTAAGGTCTTTATTAAAATAAACATACCCTTTATATAGGAATCTCTTTCCCACTCTTTGACTTTTATAGATTTATATCTATTTATATTCGTCTCTTCTTGAGAAATCAAATTATTATTTTCATCTATCCATCTATCTACTTCGTAACTTTTAAAATATTTACTTAATGTTTTTGTCTTTTCTATTTCGTCTATTATGAAACCATAATTACTTCTTTTTTCTATATCGATATTGTTAAATCTATAGTCATACGTATACATGTTTAGATTTTGTAAATCTTTATATATATCTTCATATTGATTATTAATATTTAACAAGTTTCGCTTAACATTTAAACTTGATGGACCTCCAGATTTTGTCGCAACTTTATCACTAGAACCACTTCCTCCACAATAAACTGCTCCACTATCGCTTGCATACAAATAAATACTATTTCCATTTCCTTTAATACGAGATCCATAGCCACCATTAGTGGAAAAATATATCCAAGAATTATTGCTAGCATCTGCCCTAAAATAACATTTGTTACATGCAACATATTCACCTCTAGGAGCCAGATTAAAATTCGTAGCTTCTAAATTCATATTTCCTCCACTAGTTATACGTAAAGAAGAACCGGAATGACGAATAGAATCTATCTCATCACCTGCACTGCCCCAAGCTGTACCATTTCTAAAAGATATACCATTGGTAAAGTTTACGTTGACAGCACTTAACCATGGATGTTCTGTTCCCGATGCTTGTCCACATGTTAGGAATCCTACTCCATTATAATATTTAAAGTGACCATTTGTTCTTAAATTGAAAACACTCCCACATGTAATAGATGAGCCGGTAATTGTAGAACTTGAAATTGAACCAGAAAGGCCCACATTAGCAGCATATAAATAGCCATCTGGTCTAACATAAAATTTATACCCTTGATTGCCACCTTGATTTTTATAGACAAGTAAAGCAGGTTCTGATGCTCCTCTGTCGCTTCGGATTTCAAAGCTGTAATCTCCAATTTGTTTTTGAAACTGAACATTATCAATATTCCAACCACCAATTTTACCGGAAGAAGCTTCAATTTTTCCTTTTATATCGACATTACTGGCTATTAAATTTCCATCACTAGTTAGTTGTACGTTATTATTTGTAATAGCTCCATTATTTATAGTCCAGTTACCAATTTTTCCAGTTGTTGCAGTTAAATCTCCCTCTATAGTTGCTTTAGTTGCCTTCATTGTACCATCATGCTTTACCCAGAATTTAGCCTGACTTGGGTCTGTATTACCAGCCCAAAAAGCGTAATTATTTAAACTACTATTATCGGAACTCATTCCAACTCCGCCTTTTTTAAGAGCAGTACCGCTAATGTCCCATCCGCCAATATCTCCGCTTTTAGCTTTTATTCTTCCTGCAAAATAAGCATTTCCACTTTTTGCGTCTAAGAAGAAAGAAGTTTTATCATCTGGTATAATATTTGGGGAAGAAGCATCCACTCCATCTTTACTAATAGCAGTAATTCCTTTACCATCAATTATAATATTAGCTGTCTTTCCTATATTAGACACAGAAATTGTATTAGAATCAATTGTTCCGGCTGATAAAGCTTTAATACTAATTTTTCCTGCGTTTAATATATTCTCCCATGTCGTTCCACCATTAGTTGATGAGAATATACCTTTTCCTGTATATTGCATTCTTAAATCTGCATTTTCTCTGTCTGTCGTAATAATGCCATTTTCGCCTAATAAAACCGTACCATTGTTAGACATTATAGTTAATTTACCACTATTGTCATCTAATGAAGCACTAACAGTATCTTGTGCGATAGTTCCATCCGACTTAATTACAGCACTACGGTTATATATCTGTTCCTTAGAATAAATAGTATTAGCTGCTGTAACTAACTTGCCTATTAATTCTTCTGTGTTTGTATCTACTGTTTCAATCGTTATTTGATGATTTGCAGGATTAGATAAACTTCTTACAACACTTGTGATATTGGCTTTTTCTTTAACTATACCAAGTTTATTATCTGTAACATAACAATAATCTCCTGGATTAGGCAATACTAATTCTGGCTTATTTAAACGATATACGATGTCATGATACACATTTTCTGTCATTGTAGAATATTCAGGTAAACCAGAAACATCGACAACACCTAATTCATAAGTAATTAAAGGTCTATGATATAGGTTTAATGCTTTTAATCCCGCATACCATAAATTATAAATGTAAACCATTGTATCGTCAGTAAACACACCTTCTACGATATAGTCTCCATATTTTTCCCTAAGACCATGCTCTAATGAAGTAATCTTATTTTCCAATATCTTAACTCTTTCAAGCAATAATGTAATAGCAGTTTCTACTTCTGCGATTTTTTCTAAGGCGTATTGTTTGTTAATTTCTTCCGTTATCAATCTATTTCTTGCATTATAATAATTATGAGCCAAAGAAGTCTCTTTAGGATCACCTGGCATTCCGTCTGGTATCATATCAATATTAGCAGGTGGATTAAACCAATATTTCAATGCATCACTAGCGGTATCATAATCTGTTTTAGGATACAACTCTTGTTCTCTTAACTCTTCAAAAAGACCAGTACCTCTATTTCTAGCTTCTAAGCTTCCATCAGGACTATAAAGCCATTCCTTTTCTCTCTTTTCTGCATCGGCTTTTGAATCTTTAAGATCTCCTTCATTCCATCCCAAATAATAGCTAATTGTATCTTTGAAAGAGTATGTATTAGCATACCAATAAACTTCTCCAGTATCTTTTACTTTTACCATATTACCTATTTTAGGATTTGGAAAAGCTTCGGCTATTTTGTCAAATGTTGGTACTTCTACTGCTTCTGACTTAGAATATTGAACTTCAGCTAAACTCCATCCCTCTGTTTTAAAATCAGCTCCAGGAGGATAAAGATAAAGACCACTATCTTTTAGTGAAGTAACTCCATTTTTCGTTTCATAAATTGCATAAGTCGTTCTCAAAGATTTGTCAATGGCTTCTGCTGCTATTTTACTTTCGTCATAAGTATTATTCCAATTCAATAATTCTTGACTTAATGTACTATATTCTTTAAGCAATGGAGCTCTTTTTTTATTCAAATGACTTATCGGTAAAATAAAATTATATTTAATATCATTAACTTGTTCTTCTGTCATTAATTTTCTGTCTAAGAAATAAGAAAAATCCATTATATAGTTATCTGCATATGGAGATAGTACTTCCCACCAATGATAGAATTGTCCTTTATCTACCCATTGATCATTTTCTCTATCAAATCTTCTTTCAAAAGTAATGATATTGCTTGCTTCAGAAGGCTCTGAACTTAAATAAGTATCGAACCAAGCGTTTGCTTCTGGAATCCAAGAATAATACGAATCTTGTTCTCTAATAAATACTGTTTGTCCTAGTTCTCCTGTGGCAGGTAATTGATCCAGACTATTTATTTCAGGTATAGCTCCTGTTCCCCAAGAACTAACTGGCAATTCACCAACTAAGAATGTATTTGTAATAGGCAATCTTTCGCCATTTTTTTTCGTTTTTTCTATTAATTGATCCCAAGTATATTTTTTTAAACTAATCTTAGCATATTGTCCTTCTCTAGGATTAGCTACTCTAGCATTTAAATCATCTAAAGAATTATAATCTGCTAAATAATACTCTGGATTTACTCTATTACAATCTTGTATGTATACTTGTCCATTCAAGTCTTCTCCGCCGTATACCCATAATTTAGATACGGCTTTTTCTCCATCTTGAGTAATTCTACTACTTTTCAAATTATCTCTATATAGATATGTTAATCCATTATCTTCTCCAGGAACTGATCTTAAATTAACAATCTTATTAACATGATCAAAACGAGGATAACATTTAAAAGCATTGCATAGTTCAGATATTGCGTTATACGCATTAGAATTATCGAAATATAAATATGTACTTAACTCAACTTTCTTGGGATTCACCACTCCGTCTTCAGCTAATTCAACAGTTCCGTTGTCTATATATATCTTATCTACTTCTCCGACTTTCCATCCGGTACCTTCTAAGATATAATCTAAGTATTTATCTGCATAGTTAGGAGCAAGATAAGGTTTTTGTGGATCTAATTTTGCCCATTTTCCCTTTAGGGTATCTTTTGTTTTAAACACTTCTCTTTTATTCTTATGCGTATCTTCCCAAGTATCATTTACATATTGCCAAACAGTTCCAGTTTCGATGACATACATTGTTGCTCCGCCAGTATAAGAAGGAACAGTATCATCTAAATTTTCTACCTTATATTTAGTTCCTAGAAAATCATTTGGGAATTCAAAATCTAAGGTTTCATATATATCATACAAAAGTCTACTATTTTCTCTATATAACAATCCATCATAACGTCCCATCGTTTTTTCTGGGTCAAACCACACAGTGTCCCAATAAAATTGAACTATGGCAGGATTAATATCATTTATACCAATTGAACCGTAGTCATATTTATTTGGATCTGGTGCTAGTGGATATCCACCCCATTCAGGACTCCATACTGGTTCTGGAATAATATTGCCATCGCTATCTTTTATACAAGTTTGAAAAGTTCCCGTTTCTGAGTTAATTTCTAACTCATGCCAGTTGATGAATTTACTCTCATCATTCAAGTCTTTTTTACTTGGGTCAGTATTCACTAATCTAAAAGCTCTATTTTCACTTGGTATATAAGCAAATGCCCCAGGTAATGCATCTAACCATCCACCCAATTCTGAATAATTATTAAAATTCATTCGAGATTGAACGTCAGCCTTAACGTAAAGAACTTTCCCGTCTACATTTGGAACCTCATTATTAGGTGTCATAGAACGTTTTTCATCTAAAGTGTCTTCTCCAATAGTTATACCATTTTTAGCCTTAGATAAATTATGTCTTGGATAATCAATACAAGTATAAGATTTTAGAACTATTCCATTTTCATCTCTACTATCTTCTTCTGGCTGAACTATAAAATATAATATTAATTCTTCTTCTTTATCTCCCGTCTTTGTAATGCGCGTATACTTTAACTTAGACAAGGGGAATAAATGTTTTAATATTGGGTTATCTATTAACTCTCCATTTTTTAATATAAATGCAGGAGCATCAAATGTTAATTGATACCATCCAGCCACGTCACTCTCAAGGTTGACATTAACAATTCCTCCTTCTATATCCGCATCTGAAGAAGTAAACAAAAGACATTGATTTACATTATTGTAATCAACAGCATTAATTCGTTCTCTTATAAATATCTTCTCCATCTTCTCACCTCTCTTAAATCATATATATTGTATCTATGTAAATCGGCGTTTCATTAGCAACTGCAGTAGTAGCGGTCGGGAATACCTGTATATTTCCATCGCTATCTATTCTAATATGTACTCCGATGCCATTGGAGTTATTAGGAGACATATAATCTCTTGTGTCTGAAGGTCTATACCCTTCTGGTATTGTACATAAAGCATTCCATGTGCCTAAAGTCAATTCTCTACTGATCAATCCTCTTAATTGAACGATACCAGTAAAAGCTTCTTTTATTGCGACTGGCATTTGTCCAGAAGCAATAGAGCATCCTTCTGCCAAAATACACTCTGCTGTTGTTTTTTGAATTAAGGTTTTCCAACTAGTATCATAATCAGTATCACTATTTTTAACCAACACTTGTCCTACCGTTCCTCCTTCAGGAACACCCCAACCAGTATCACCTTTTGGACCTTGTGTTCCCATAGAACCTACGTCATACCAGCTTTGACTTGCGACAAGTAAAACTGCAATATGTGGTATTGGAAAGACGCTACCTTCTTCATCTTTTAATATTAAATAAACATTATTATTTGTAACTGTAGTCGGATCTGGCAAAGAAGCAAACGATTCTAAGGTATCATAAATTTGAAATGATCTTCCTGTTTCTCCTTGTATTCCTTGTGGTCCTTGTTCACCCTGTACTCCTTGTGGACCTTGAGGTCCTGCGACTCCACTAAATGGACCATTGTCAGTCCAGGTGTTATTTCCGACTAATAGTATAAACAAGTGTGCACCATCTTCATATTGTACTCCATCAGCATCTTTTTCTACTAAATAAGCAAAATTGTTAGTAACCGTAGACGGTTCTGGCAATAAAGTAATATTATCTAACACGTCTGTTATTCTAAAGCTATCTCCTCTTGGACCCTGTTCTCCCTGAGGACCGACGCTTCCAGTTTCACCTTTTGGACCCTGTTCTCCTTGAATACCCCTAGGTCCAGTATCTCCTTTTTCTCCTTTTGGACCAGTTAATCCAATGTTTCCAATAGGACCCTGAGGGCCCTGAGGACCAGCTGGACCTCTTTGTCCTTGAGGTCCTTCAGGACCAACTAATCCTTGTTCTCCTTTTTCTCCTTTTGGACCAGCAATTCCTTGAGGTCCCTGAGGACCAGTTAATCCCCTTTCGCCTTGCGTACCAGGATCTCCTTTATCGCCCTTAGGACCTTGTGGACCTCTAATTCCACCATCTTCATATTTAGATTGTAACGTCTCACCATCACTAAATATAATTTCTTGAGCATTACCTGTGCCAGACGAAACCAATCCTAACTCCTCAGATGTTTTATTTCCAATCAGTTCTTTTCCGTTTATTTGGGGTTTCTTGAACAACTCTTCATAATTTTTTGTTCCAGAACCTCCTCCACCGGAAATATTTACTTCATTAATAGCAGCTACTAAACTACTCTTATCTGTTGTATTTAATTCACTCAATATTCCTAGATTCTCCTCAGCAGTACTAATACTTCGAGTATTGGTTCTAACGTCTCCCCTCAACGAAGAAGTTTCTTTTTCTAAAACAGTAAGTTTATTATTAATCGTTGCACCGTCACTTTGCAAATCTTTTATTTCTTTCTTAATTGGATCTATTTTTAAATCAACTTCAGTCTTTGTATATGTCTCATCTTTCTTCGCATATCTATCATCATGATTATGATCTAATTTTGAATACCTGTCATCATGATTATGATTAATATCTGACTTATTATCATTAGCATTCTTTACTCCACTTTCAATGTTATTCATACGTTGTGCATTTACTAATGTTTCGTCATCTTGCCATGCGGTAGGTGTATAAGCCATGTCTATCCCCTCCTTTTCCTATTATATAGTATCGATAAACTATTCACAGTATTTAATACAGTATACCAAACAATATGCTTTTTGTCAAACAAAAAAGAGCTCTAGGCTCTTATAATGTAGTTTCATCAACTAAAATAAACTGAGACCAAAAATCAAATTCATTGTAATTAGAGATTACTGTTGTGTTTGTTACAGTGTATGTTGATATATTTATTTCTGGTTGCCATAAAGGCAGTGATTTAAATATACCAATATTAGAACCTCCATCATTTAAAGTTATATTGACAATACGTGTTGATGTATTTGAATCATAATAAGTAATAGATAAAAATTTATCTATTAATGTTAAAGTCACATCAGAATTTGGATCTGCTGCTAATGGCATGAGTGCTGATGGTGGATATTTATAAGCTGTATATCGTTCTGAAATGTCATCAGGGATATTAAAATATAATTTAGTACCATTCTTAAGAACATCCCCAACTTTTAAAGGTCTTATGTTAGGATCTTTGATATAAATATGTCTATATGCTTGACAATCAGTAACTTCAGTAACATCTTGTACTTTATCTGACATTTTATACTCATTTTTATTTACTTCCAATTTATTTGTTTCAATATTATAAAAATATATATTATTTCTTAATGCTGTAGGTCCAACACAAATACCATACTCAAATGCACCATCTGTATATTCTAACAACCTGACGTCGTAACTTCCGGGTGAACTATTGTTATATATACAAAAAGCTCTTTCTGATTCGTTGAGGTTAAGATCAGTCTTATTAGCAAAATCATCAGGAAAGTCTGCGTATAATGTTTTATTTGTTAACATATCCCCAACCATTAATCTTCTTTTATAATATTCTTTTATTGGATAATAAACACTGCTTCTTCTTTTAATCCCTATCATAATTTTTTACTCCTGTGGTGCTGTGTATTTACTTCCTTTAACAACACAGTTCATCACGAAGCCATTCCAAGTGAATACCATTTCATACACTTTTAGTAGTTGTGGTGTAAATATACCATCTACTACATCATCCCCAACGATACTCACCATGTCACCATAATCGGCATCCCAAGAGAACGCTGTTGTCGCACTAGAACGATGAGGTGTTTTAAATACAACCGTACATCCAAAAGTACTCTCTTCTCCTATTTCGGAAACATCGAATCCAATTGTTAAGGTACAATTTCCTTGGCTTCCTTGCCAGATTCTCCATTCAGAATTGTCGCTTGCTGCATTTAGGACTAATTGTAAATTTGGATATGTTCCAATATGTATTTGTGGTTTTTGTCCTGCTTTAGCATGCTCTAATTCGGTTCTTAAATAATCGATTTTTTGATCTGTTATAAATTCTTCTGTCATTAGTGCCGAATAAATTACATCTTCTACCTTAGAAGTTGTCTCCATAGTTAAATACATTGCAATAGATACTGTTACTTCCATTGGAGTATAAACATTTTCTGGACAAGTGAAGGTCATTTTTATACTATCTCCGGTATTTACTCCTTCTATTGTTCTCGATTCTCCTATTACGCTTGTTTCCAATAAGACTCTATGTTGAGTAGTATTTTCAATTTTTAATGTACATTCTCCCAATGTGGCAGATTCTGTTGAAGAAGTAATAGTTGCTAAGAATCCCATTGCACTCATGTTTTCTTCTGCTATTGTAAGTGTTGTTTCATACGTCATCCCATCGGCAGAAGATGCACTAAAATCAACAGATCTATCTGGATGATTAAAACCATTAGCCCCGTCAGTTATTGTACAAGTTGGTAAAATGCCTCCACGATAATCTTCATAATGATGTGTGTGGTATTCATCCATATCATATTTCATATTTAAAACATCTGTACGTAGCGAGCTTTCATTCATTTGATCATTTAATTCTGAGTTTCCAACAACATAATTAGCATAAGATGCTGCTGAAGTTGTTTGTTTTGGTTTTTGCCAATGTTCTATTTTAAATACAAATTCATCATTAGCAGTTGCTGTAGAATCTCCAGTATATTCGATTGTTACTACATCATTTTTTTTCATATTCCATTGAGAATAATGAGTTCCAAATCCTTGTAGCAGCCCAATATAATAATCTTCGTTATTTATTTTTGCTGAGAGTATTCCCATTCTTCCTGTTGTTGAGCTTGAATTAGTCAAAGAATAATATACACCATCTACATCTTCATTGAACTTAATTGTCGCAGTCTTTGTTGTATTTCTTGCACCTTTTACTGTTAATGTCTTAGCAGTCGCATCCCAAACAAAATCTCCTGCAGTCACAGTTATATTTGGCAATGCGTCTATTTCTTTATCATATACATAATAAGATTCATTATCCATCTTAACTTTTGTAACCCAACCTTTCTTTTCAGTATTGTCCCATAAAAGACTATAAATACCTTCTCCAGTGAAGCAATAAGCCGTTCCACCTGCATAATATATTACAGCATCTTTTTGAACACGAACCAAAGAATTGTCGGTGACATTTTTAAATGGTTCAGTTCCATAATAAAGAATACCATTATTCATAGAGTTATATCCTAAAACTCTATAAAAATTGTCAGTGCTACCAGAGAAAACGCTTGAGATATCTAATTTCCCAGTCTTTTCTTCAGTAATAGAAGAATCTTCTGATATAGTTATCGTTTTCCAATCATGTCTGTTTCTAAGGTCGTTATAATTATTTTCTATAACCCCTCTTACTTGATAAGTAACAAACGCTAACGAATCCTTGTCTACTACTTTAAAATCGTCATTATATCCATAAGTATTCATTCTTTCTCCCTCCTTTATTCATTTTATCTTGGCGGATTACCTTGAAGTACCTTATCTATATCTTCTATATCTTCTAACGACATAAGATCTAGGGTATCACTTTTCGTTTGCATTGTTATAGTAATATTTATAGTTTTGGTGCTTGCTGTGTCTCCGTCCGCTGGAATATCAATTTTTAACGCAGTGTCAGAAGAAACTATATGGACACCATTCCAGAAGGCTCTAGCTATCCCTTGAGCACTTATGAAATAAGAGAAGTATTCAAAATTATTATCTTGTCCATTTTCATAATTCCAACTATATCGTCTAAGTTTTTCCTGTTTTTCCTCATATAATATTTGTAATCTCCACACTTTTTTAAAATCATCTTTTTTAAAAGAAGTAGAAAAAGGAATGGTGCCCGAATAATCCTCAAATTCTCCTCCTTTTGTAAAAGTAACATCACCTTGAAAAATAATATTAGAGATTTCATAAAATGGTCTATTCTTTATATAATCAGATGCTGTGGAATCGTTTTGATTATAATCTGATTGGACATTTATCTTTTCTTTTCCATTTGCCTTTCCTACATACAATTCGTTGGTATCTGTTGTAATTGCCAATTCACCTTGAGCAAGAGTCGTGTTATCAATATTACTAGATAATCCACGCTTTATTTTTATCGTATTCGCCATTGTCTCGCCTCCTTTTTACTTTTACTTAATTCTATACCACATATATACCTCGAAATATGGAGGTATATGTGGGTATATATATCTCTAGTTCTACAATTAATTTCCTCCTATTTTAGTTTATTAAACTGGATATGACACTAAGTGATTTAAATATAGTTCACTACCTCCAATTTCTATTTGTTTTCTAGCTATCTCCACATAATTTGGTAGTTCAACCTTACCATTAGGTGAAATGGTAACTGTACATAATTCATTAAATTGTGAATCACCATTACATGTTATAACTGTTGTAAAATAAATTTTTTGAGTAGGTCTATACTTTTCATTTAATGTAAGTAAATATTGATCAGATTGTGTTGTATCAGGCATTAAATTTAAACGCAAAGCTAAATTAAGATAAACAATTTTTCCTACTTTACGCATCTGTAGTTCTCCACCAGCGTTAAGAGCGTTATAGGTACATACACCATTTGATTGTGATACTGTACTAGTAATCCATCCTGTATCTTTTGCAAATGAAATATCATAAATATCTGTTATATTCGCATACTTTCTATCTTCATCTGAAAGAACATACTCACTTGGAGCCTGTTGGTCTAATTCAGTTAGTGATGCCGTCTCTGCATACATGTTATTCCATTTTTCTATCTGTGCATAATTACCTTCTGTTTGCTTAAAGAATCCTAGTACCTGATTTGGTTCAGTAATATTAGAATGATCTAATAGGATGTATGCAAATAGTGTACCATCAGGTAAATCAGGGCTATAAGATCTAGTTACATACATAGTAAATTCCGAACGATCTGTGTTTGCATTACCAACAACATTTGCATCTATATGTACACCCATTTCGGAATTAGCAATATCACGTCCTGAAATATAACTATCATATGGTAAACTACCTGCTGTTGATTCTTTAAGATATAAAACAAATCTTAAATATCCATCTGTGGGGTTAGATGCTTTAAACTTATATCTTCCTGGTGATAATGTTGTAAAATCTATCGAATTTTCTGTTAACAATGTTGTATTACTGTCCTGATCTAGATAAGTACCTGACATAATGTCTAGGATATCTTTTGCTCCAATATAATAATCATTAGATATATCTTTATCACAACCACCTAAAACCTTTATTTTATTACTTAAATTCTCTTTATCTGATAGAAATAAAGTCTTTTCATTTTTTATTAATAAATAATCTAAAAGTGAAGTATTGGAAGAACTAATGTAATTTGGTACAAACTTATCTGTAAATTTAATTACATTTGGATAGTTAGGATCGAATGTATAACCTGTATCAGAAAGTAATACTCTAATCATTGGTGTACTTACAGAACCCTTTTTCATATTAAAGATTATGTCTGAATTTTCTGATTTAGATACAGTAATACCTAAACTTGAATCTAAGTTTTCAACTAATGTTTTTGGATTATTTATACCCAAATTCAACCCTTTTAATGTTTTAAATAATCCTCCATCAGAATCAACAAGTACAATATCTTTATTAGTAATATCTGTGTTTACATTAAATCTAGAATAAGTTACATGATTTTCTGACATATTAGTTTGCTTAACACTTTTTGATCGTAAACAGAAATATTTATGTATACCTTTTGTATATTCACTTGTGACGTTTTCTAGTGACTTTACAATAAAGTCTGATGGACAAATCATATCTGATAATAAGGCATATCCATCATCAGATAATTTAATATTACAGCTTCCTGAGATATGAGATACTCCAGCTTCTTTATAGTAAATCTTTATTAGTGTTGCTGACTCTTTTTTAAAGATAATCTTTGATCCATTAGTACTTTCAAAAAGACTATATACGGTACTAGATGAATCATATGGTAAGTCATGTAGTGTTTTATTTAGATTTCCATCAATGTCATATAATGAAATTCGTACATTAGATAAGTCATCTCCTACTTTAATTGAATTGTAATCATAGGTAACTAAATCTGATTTATAAGCTAAATTGTTAGCATGTGGATCTAAAAATGAATCAGTCCTATCTTCGCTTGATGGTAATGGTCCAACTGCTTTTGATAATCCACTTGATTTATTATTAGAAATTATGATACACTTTCCATCTAATATTGGATTGTGTTCATCTGTAAAATAGTAGAATATCGTTCCCTCAGTATCTCTATTTGCATTATATCGTTTAGTTCCAAACGTATATAAAATAAACGTTTTATTTGATGGATATTCAAGGTCTAATACATTAGTATCTGAGCTAGTTTTTTTCATAGTTAAATTCACTGAAGATGTAGATTCTAATGTTACATACCTACCGTATGAATCAAAGTAAGATGTAAATGGGTAATCTGATAAAACAAACTCTGTCTCTGAACTATTTTCAATTGAATAGTGATTTGGAAGCACATTTTGCAAATAATTATAACTAATATAATTATTTGATACCAGTGTTTCAAGTAAATTATATAAAGTACTAGTGGAAAGTGCTTTATACTTAGACTTAAATTGTGTATTAGAGCTAAATTTATTTGCTAGGTCCTTTTCAGTTAAAATCTTGGTATAGCGCGCTTTTAATTTGTAATCGTCATTCATATAAACCCCTCCTTTCTATATTATATTGGTTCTCCATGATTATCCCAATCAAAAGATACTAAATATAATTCACCAGTATCTGTTGCTACAATTGATGGTTTTGGTGTTACTGTTGGTTGAGTAGTCAAGTCTGAAATATTATTACGTTTAGTAAATTTCTTTTGATAATCATATACATATAAATTTAAATCATCTGATGTATCTACAATACTATATAAATATTTATCTTCCATCATTTTAGTGTTGCTTTCTATAATGGTAAATACTAAATTTTTTAAAGTAGTATTTGATTCATCTGAGCCAGAATAATTTAAAATGCTTATATAGTACATAAGTTTGTAAATACTATCATTATCTTCACATGGTACTAATAATATGTTTATAGAAAGCTTATTAATATAATCTGGATACTCAAAATATTTACAATCACGAATATTATAATATAAATCCGATGGGAAATTAAACTGTGATTCGAGTGATATATTCTCAGGTATATGTTGTATATCTGGTAATCCTAAGTCTCTACCATCCAATGATAATGATAAAGGTGAAATAGATAAATTTGTCATATAATCTTTTTGATCTGAATATGATTCAAATGTTTTAAGTACTTGCCATGTATTAAATACTGGATTTGGTAAATCAAGTAAGGTCGTAATAGTTGGTCCAATATCATAACATGGTCTATTTTTTATATAATCTTTAGTTGTTGAATCATTTTGATTATAGTCTGATTGTATGACTGGACTTTTTACCCATGTATAAGTTAATGTGTCTCCACTAACGTTATAAGTAAGATATATTCCTCCATCTATTGCCATTGATGTAAATATTAAAGTGTACTTTGTTATTTGTTTACCTGTTGGTTCAATTATCTTTGATTCTGTATCTCCAAAACCACATACATATTGACCAATAGTGTAAGTTGATGTTTGGTCTGTGGGTTCGATCGTTGGTGCTAAAAGAATACTAGGTTTGACAAGTTGATGTTCTGATATAGAACCATCTTCTTTTAAGAATAAACTCTTGATTTTTTCTTTCTTACTTTCATCTGTTTCATAATAGTCTATGATTACAAGGGACTCGTCATCCTTGTTAAGTTGAATAGGTCCTTTAGATGTACCTACATATAATTTATTACTATCTGTAGTAACTGCAAGTTCACCTTGTAACAAATTTGACTTATTAATGTTGGATTCAAGTCCTCTTTTAATTTGAATTTTATTTGCCATTTTTATATTACCTCCTTATTATACAGGTTTCACAGGACACGATGTGGCATTATGAGCAACAACAGAATTAACAACATAATTATGATGTTCTCCATTTACGGATAAATTATACATAGTAATTGGCTCTATTGTTTCTCTAACTATTTGCTTAATTTTTATTTCTCCATTAATTGTAACAAGAATATCTTTATCTGTCAATAAAGGTAAGCCCTCATATTCTGTTAAAGAGTGGTATCCTTTTGTTGTTAATAAAGGATGATATGCATTCATTTCAATAGTTATACCATTTTCTAATACAATTGTGGCTTTATCTGTGACATTATTGTTTCTTGGGGTATCAGAAACTGTAGACAACTCAAATTTCTTTTTGTCTTCATTATAAACAACAATCTGTTCTCCAGCTTTTAAATCCTCAATATTCTTGGCAGTTCCATCTAAAGATATCCTAACCTGAGAGCCTTTGATGAAACAACAAACTTCTTCCCATTCTTTTTTTAATTTTTCCAAATGTCCAGCTTTCCATTCCCCATTTACTTTTGTATATATCGTCTTTATCTTCTTCCATTCGTTATTCTTTTTAAAATATCCTTTTCCTTGAGACCAGGTTGAATTTTTATTTACACTTAATCTTGCCTGATCTTGAACCCAAACGGCATAGAAAGTTATCGTTGCCCCACTATATCTACTTAAATCTGAGCTTAGAGTTTGTCCTGGAGAATAAATAGTATCTTCTCCGGCTTGCGCCCATCCAACAAAATCATAACCGTTATAAGTTGGAATCTGTGAACTCAATACAAGATTTTGTCCGTATGTTTTTACTTGTGTTGATGGCGCATTACTACCGCCGTTTGCATCATATGCAATGTTATAAGCTACTGGAGCATAAAAATATTCGGCTGTTCCATTGGCGTCAAAGGTATATGTCGCATAATTATTTGTAATATCAGTTACTTGAGTAGCACATACATACCAAGTAACAGCAGCATTATTGTCTCCATTATTTGCTCTTATTGCGACAAACCCTAAAGTAGAAAAATCTCCAGAAGAACCTGCATGAACATCATATACGTATCTATACCAATCACCCGTTCCAGCAGTGTCAGTAAGCCATTTACTATATCCTCCATCACCGATTGAATTACGATAATCCCCAATTGTATAACCTACGGGTATTTTTGCCCATATTATATGTCTATATATATGATTAGCAGCAGAATGAGTTGATAAATAGAATCCCCCGCAATAAGGAGAAGCTGTTCCAGCTGCCTTGTCTATCCTTATATAGTAAGCTCTTCCGCCATTTCCAAAATATTTACAAGCCGATGGCACCCCATCATCATCTTGTACTCTTGTATGAGTAACTGTTCCATTTGCGCTATTATTATAAACTTCAATTCCTCCATTTCCCGATTCGAATACGGAATCTTTCGATGAAATACTACTTAATGAACCTGTACTATAAAATCCAGCAAACAAATACCCTGTTGGTGGAGTTGGATGTGGAACATTATAAGTCGTATTATATTGTTGAGTTATTGTAGAAATTTCGGTCGTTCCTTCTCCTTTATATGTCCTAAAAGTGTAATTCTTCCAAGCGGTTTTAAAATTAACAGATGCTCCACTGCTAGATAAAGTTAAACTCCATGGACCTGTTGTATTACTAGGACTAATACCCGTTACAGAAGATAATTCTCTATGTGCTCCTGGTGTAAAATTTCTGTAATTAAAAGTTGTCCCTAACGGATAAGAATTGGCTCCTTCGTTATAGACTCTTGTATAACCTCCACCATTTATTGATTGCTCTACAGTTCCTGCTTCACCAGTTTGGTAAGGTTCTGAGCCGTCAGGATTCAAAATGTTTAAGTTAAAAGAAGCTGTTTTCGCCCCTATATTATCAGTACCACTTACTGTTTTTGTACCAGTTGTTGGTAAATATGTTGCGCTACCTGTTACACCATAAGAGAAAGAGCTTGTGATACTTCCTCCCTCATTTCCTACCGAAGCGGAGCCACTAGTTAACGTATAAACTCTTCTATAAGTTGTTCCTCCTATGCTTTCAGAACAAGCAACCCAGCTTCCCTCTGAATTGGGATAATTACCTGTTGTATTTAAAACAGTATTCCCTCCTACTACACATTTAACTGCATGGGACCATGAGTAATAAGGAACGTAATCTCCTTTAGCAAAAATTTTAAAGTAAGCCGTAACCGTTCTATCGGATATTGAAGTATCAATTACCCAAACAAACTGGTTCTTTCCATTTTGAGACTTACTAACACTTCCATAAAAACGACTCATATTTCACCTCTCTAACTATCTAATAAAACATATAAATCTCCGTTTTTCCCTATGTCATTGCTTGGCGCAGTTGTCCCACTATATACTACAGGTAATTTAACAGACCCATCATCCTTATTTTTTCCACTTGTTGAGCCAGTATAAACGTCACCAGCAAACCATGCGTTACCGTGCCAGTCGATTGTGTGGGCGTTAGACCTATTATCAGAATCTCCATTACCAATTATATGGGCACTTGTCGTGTCTGCTATATTATATTTACCTTGGACATGTTGAATATCACCTTGTGCTTTTGTGCTATGTCCTTCTGCATGAGAACGGTCTCCAGACGCTGCCGTCCATTGTCCTTCTGCATGTGAGTAATAGCCTGATGCTATTGTACCTTGTCCTTCAGCATGAGAACTTTCTCCTGATGCTGTTGAGCCAAGTCCTTCTGCATGTGAGTAGTCTTTCGATGCTGTTGTTTCGCACCCTTCTGCATAGGAATTCTTACCTTGTGCTGTTGTTTTAGAACCGAAAGCTTGCGCATATTGACCTAATAATTTTCCTATTTCATCATAAGCGCCAATAGACCTAATACTTCCCGTAGCTTGTCCATTTACCAAATTACTTGGCATTGTGTCTATTGTCTCATTAACTGCCGTTTTAATTTGATTCATATCTGCTGCTGTAACCTTATTTTCTGCTACAACATCTGGTTTTTCTTGAAGGGCTACCTTATCAGCCCATGTAATTTTATTAGCCATTTTTCACCCCTCCTATTTTTTTATTTGAGTTATTTTGTCAGCATAACTTCTAAAAGTATCTGTTTCTAATACACTTACTCCTGCCGCTACGATAGCTCTCTTTATATTTTCCTTTGTTTTACTTAAATAATATATTTTCTTTTCTACTGCCGTACCAGATGTAAGTGTTGTATTATCTGATACATGTGTAGTATTTTTTATGCTATCTATCTTATTTGCATAATCTCTAAATGTAGTGTTTTCCGGCACATCTACGCCCTGAGCGATGATAGCCTCTCTTATTAATTTCTTTGTTTCTTTTATGTATTTTATTTTCTCTTTAATAGAGCCCATCTCGTTCTCACCTCTTTAAAAAAATAAGGAGCACTTATTAGAAAGTGCCCCCATCAATTACGTCTGTATTACTTAGTTTATTTGCTAAAGCATCATTAACTTCAGTCTTTGTATAAACGTCGCTACTGTTGGCTTTCTTACCTAATTCAGTATTAACTTCATCTTTAGTATAAGCGTTTGTAATGCCATATCCTGCCAATGTTGTAGATTTAGTTGCGTAATTAGATAAATCTATATTTACAGCCTTATCTGTAATTCCTAAAGCTGTTCCATTAACTTTTACTGCATCAATTTTATTAACTTCAGCTCCTGTTGCAATACCAGTTAATTTTGTTTTTTCAGCAGTTGTATAGTCGTTTGTAGATAATTGTTTTCCTATTTCTTTATCTACTTTCTTGTCTAATTCAGTATTAACTGCTGATTTAGTATATGCATCTGTGATACCATAACCTTCAAGTGTAGTTGCTTTAGCAGCATATGTGTTACCTGCCTCATCTTTAGTTAAGTATGGTGTTAAGTCTACTACAGAACCTAAGTTATCCCATCCTTCGCCAGTCCATGCAACATTCATTCCCGTATCTTCTAGGTTGTAAACATCACCAATTACTTGACCTTCGGTAGGTAATGCTGCTTCATTAGCTACGCTTCCTTTATATTTATAAACTGATGATACTTTTGCATCTACTTCAGTTTTTGTGTAAGCATCTGTGATACCATATCCTGAAATAGTTGTTGCTTTATCTGCCTTTCCATTAACAGTTGTTGTTAATGTTTCGACTGTAGTTTTGTCAGCCTTTTTACCTAATTCAGTATTTACTTCTTCCTTTGTATAAACACTATCTGCTTCTGCTTTTGTTGCAATAGAAGCTCTGATATCTGCGTCATCGTAATTAGATAATCCTGCTAATTTTTCTTTTTCTGCTGTTGTGTAGTCATTACTTGACAATACTTTTCCTTCAACCTTATCAACCTTTCCTTCTAAAGCTGTGCTCATTGCAGTTGCATCAGCTTTCTTAGCTATGTCTGCTTTAATTGCAGTATCATCATAGTTTTCAACAGAAGCTAATCTTGTAATTTCTGTATCATCAATTAAAGATTTTCCTGCTACTTTATCTACTTTTTTGTTTAATTCAGTAGTTAAGTCTGTAGTTTTTACATATCCACTTAATTCTTCTTTTGTTGCTAATCCAGCTAAAGTTGTTGATAAATCTCCAATATCCTCAACAGTAATATTAGAGCCAGCTGTTACTCTACCTTTTGCATCAACAGTTACTTTTGAATAAGTACCAGCAGTTACTCCGCTAGTTGCTAATTCTAATGCCATCTCAACATTTTGAGATCCATCAAATGAAGTAGAACCAGTTGCGTCTCCTGTTGCTGTAATTGTTCTTGCTACTGTTAATTTATTAGCGCTTTCAACAGCTCCAGAAGCTCCACCTTTAACTATTTTTACATTTCCTTCATTATCACCAACATATAACTCTTGAGTATCCAATGCTACTGCTAACTCTCCAGCTACTAATGTTAGTTTACTAATATCGGCTTTTAAACCTCTTTTAATTTTTAATGTATTGGCCATTTTTTTCCCTCCTTATTTATATAACATTCCAACCTTTATTGGTTGCAATTGCTATTTCTTCTGCAGTTAATTTTGCTCTATTTGTATCTCCTAATTGAAGTGTTTGCGGTTTAACTCCTTTAGATTTTATATCGTATAAATTATTTATTATATTCATTAAACTATCATGCGTTAATAATGGACTATAAGATAAATCCAAGGTATATTCCCTCTTATTTTCGTGTATATAATAAGCCGAAGAATAACTCATACCAAGATTCTTTAATCCGCCTAACATTACCAATGACGGACAATCTTTAAAAATCTTACTGATATCGCCCACATTGCTTGCATCAAGAATAGGCACTGTTTCAAGAGATGTACATCCCTCAAACATGCCATTCATATGAATACAGCTTTTTGTATTTAACAAAGGAATCTGTTTTAGAGATGAACACTTTGCAAACATCGCTGCCAAAAATTTACTCTTACTCGTGTCCAATGTTGGAATTTCAACGAGAGAATGACAACTTGAAAACATACTAGTCATATCGGTTACATTGCTAGTACTTAATAACGGCACTGTCGTTAAAGATTCACAACCCACAAACATCAAGCCCATATTGGTTACATTAGAAGTATCTAATGCTGGCACAGAAGAAAGCTTCTTGCATTCGCTAAACATACCACTCATTTCAGTTACATTAGAAGTGTCTAATGTTGGCACAGAAGAAAGGCTCCTGCAGTTGTTAAACATCTGATTCATATTGATTACATTAGAAGTATCTAATGCTGGCACAGAAGAAAGCTTCTCACATTGGAAAAACATCAGGTTCATATCGGTTACATTTTGTGTATTCATCGCCGGAATAGACTTCAAAGAACGACATCCAGAGAATAATTCTTCCATATTAGTGACATTACTAGTGTTTGGATTCAATTCCAATAGAGGAATTCTTTCTCCATCATAATTTGAAAAGCAATGAGACATGTCTTTTGGATATACAAAATCTGTTCCATATTTTTTAATAAAGTCATTCAATTTTTGTACTCCTTGTGATGTTTCCGTGTTACCTAACATTCCTTCTTGTTCTCCGTCGTTGTAATATTTTTGTGAAGCTTCAACATTGTACCTATCTAAAGGATAATTTAGTCCTAATGTTTTCCAGTTATTTTCGTATTTATATAGACCTACAAAAACTTGATTAGGAGCAATTAAAAACGTCCCTATATATTCATTTGTGCCTTCAATCTTAATTTTCGTTTTAAAATCTACTGTTCTTTCATTAATTAGTTCAAAATTTCCCTCGACATTCAGTCTATCTAATCTATAAGTAACTCCATCTTCTGAGTTGTAACGAGCATTAATTCTACTTTGGTCATCCATCTTATCTACTTGAAAATTAAAATTATTAGGTGACAAATCAATCATTCCCCAAAGCTCAACACTACTATCTGCTGCACTTATATTAGCATTATAATATTCAGTAATAGCATTTTCAAATACAACTTCTTCTGAAAAGGTTATTATACTAACCGTAGTATCTTTAGTAACATTACTACTATCCTCATAACAACATAAGCAAGTATCTCCATCCTTTGCATCAGTTATTGCATTCATTTCTTCTATAGAACGTCTTTGATATGAATTTTTTGAACTTGATGCAGCTACTGCGTGAACTTCTTTAGAAAAATTTTCAGCACTTATTGTATCAGTTTCTCCTGTAATACTTCTGAAAGTGTCTGCAATGTCAGTAAGATAATTTACTAATATCCTTTTACCTTCTGTCTCCATTAGTACCTGCCTCCTAATGCTTCATTTACAGTGTCGGTAACTATTTTATCAACTTGTTTTTCTGTATAATAAGTAGGATCTGTATAACTGTCTCCAAATATACCACCATCTAATGATGAATCCCACTCAAAGATTCCATTATTTGACTGTAGTATTAAATGAGATGCTGAACCATCGTAGCCAGATATTTTTTGTAATGTTTCTGGCAAATAGGTTTCAACCATTTCTTGAGCTGTATAGGTTTGTACATATAACCCATCTACTATGATCTTATCGTTCTCATTTAAATGAGCAACAAATTGGTAATAAACATATGTTTTTAATTCATTTGGTAAATATTCTAATTCGTACAGCTCTCCTTCTGCAGTTAAGGTTTGTAAATTTCCACCTTTTCTTAATGCATAATGACTTCCATTCAAAGTACACATTTCAAAATTAGAGTATCCTTTATCTTTTACTGCCTGTAATATGTTTGCTATGTTTTCTTCAGTAAACCAATCGTCATCTGAATATGGGGCATAATATGTATAAACAGCGTTAGTATCTGTTCCTCCAGATACATTAGCACTAATAACATTATCTTCAGATATTATAATATTTTCTCCAGCAGTGTATGTTTTTACATTATCGTCTACATATTTTTTAGTTGCTGGTTCGGCGTCATAAGTCGGAATAAATACTTTTGGTGCATTTTTAGCATCCTCAGCTATTGGTAATAAGTTTATTCTAGGCCCTGAACCTGATCTCTTATAATTAAATGTCGCATTAGCAAATTCGTCATTAGTAATAGTAAGAACTATTTGAGTAATTGTTGGTTCAATTAACATAGAACCTGAGGTATAGTAACTCTTGTATTGTTCCCAAATATTTGGATGAATTGTTTCAAATATTATGGTCTGAATGGCATTTCCGTCTTCATCTGTTGATTCTATCTTTTGATGAAACATATATAATCCCATTGCATTATATCCAATGGAATGACTCAAGATAACTACTACTTTTTCCCAACCTACTGATTTTACTGCAGGAAGTAATACGGAATCAAAATATTCCTTTGATAATGAGTAAATGTCATCTAGAATTACGAATTTGTATTCACCTACGTAGTTTTTAGAATCATCAACATATTTTTTTGTTGCTGGGTTGTAATCACCTGTTGGGGTAAATGATATTGTATTAGTTTTAGTTAAAAAGGCTTCATTAACCATATCTTTCGTATAATAATTTTCTAAATCAGGTATATTAATACCCAAATCTTCTAATGTTTTGTTTCCGGTTAATTCTACATTGTTAATCTTAGGTTTATTGGCTAATTCTAAATAATTTGTAGTACCGCCTGTACTACTTCCACCGTTCTTGCCCAAAGCGGCAAGAGCGATTATTCTTGCTACTCCGTCTGTCTTAGCCATATTAATCACCCAATTCCTTCCAATGTATAACACCACTACCAGAAATCTCTAATTCCATTTCATCTATGCCTTCTACGATAGCAAGATAAAGACCTGGAGTAGTTGTCTCAGTTACTTTATCAAGAGTCGTCATGTTTATTAAGGCAATAGCATAGGAGTTGTTTGATTCAAAATTTGCATGAGAGCCTTTCATAGAAAGTTTTGCATCGCCATCAATTTGAATACTCATAGTATTTCCGGTAATATTCTTAATAATTTTATCTTGTGGCTTTACAGTGCCAGCATTGATAGTCTTATCTCTTAATATTTCCATGATTTCCCCTCCCTTCGTCTATTATATTAGGACTATTTTGTGTCCTTTTCTTCGTCTTCTTCTGGGATTTCAACTTTCCAAGTTATAACTTCAGTGTCTGCACTAATATTAGCCAATTTAGTAACACCTTCAATTGCCTTTTTACCTTGAACTATAATAGTTCCAATTACAACACCAAGAACACCAATACTTGACATAGCATTTAATAAATCATTAGATAATAATATTACGCCAAATGTATTAACAATCATTTCGTTTATAAAAGGTAACATTGTAAAAGCAACTGATAATAGAGCAGCGCTTACATAAAATACAGCAGACTTGCCGATTCCTTTAAATAGTTTCTTCCAGCTAAAAGTTTCTTTTTTTGTAGCAACATTATACAACGTTCCACAAATAGTATTAACAATAACCAAAAGACCTAAAATTATACCAAGCCATCCCATTGTTTTTAAAGTAAGTAAAATTGCATTTAACATTCTCATCCCCTCCTTACAAGGACGAGCGACTCCTTTTTAGGTAGTCGCTTATCTTTTTTTTATATCTTTTTTAAAGCTTCTTTTTTATAGAATCCAGTAGTTCCAGTATTATTTCCTACTTGATATGGATAAGGTTTTCCATTCCAAATCTTTAATATTTGTCTTTTCCAACCAATTCCATAAGCAGTATTACTTCCACCATAAGCACTACCATTTCCTGTTCCAATAATTTCAACAGCATCTCCTACATTTAATTCTGTAGATGGTACTGGAGTAGGTGCTGGTGTTGGTTCTTCATATTTTTTGATAGAACTTTCATCCATCCAACCTAGATCTCCTGTAGTGTTATATGGATGTGCTGAACCAGGATTCTTCCTTGTTATATTAGTTACCTTATTACTAACATGACCTGCTGGTGATGAAGCAGTAGAACTTACATATAAAGGTCCATTAACAACTACTTTATCTCCAATATTAAATTTATCGCTTGGAGTTGGTTGTGGTGTAGGAGTAGGCTCTTCTGCATCTATAGCTTTTTGCACATCATCTGGTAAATAGATAAAGCATCTGAAATAATATCCTGCTCCAATTCCCCATCTACCATTGTTGTTACTTCTTGTACTGTTCCAGAATATAGCACTTGAACCCCATCCAGATTCTGAAGTATATACTGAATTGCTATTGTTAACTCTCTCAACTATAGCAACGTGTCCAGCAGCACCTTCTTTGCCCCAACACATGATAGCACCACGTCTTGGAGTAGAACCTGTTTTTAATCCAGCCGCTTCTGCTCTTTCTTTAAATCCCACTGCGTTACAATTTAATGTTGTATAAGTACAGCCAGTTGTTTCTCTAGCAATATTTATAATTTCATTAAATCTACCGCTAGCATAACCGACACAATTTGCTAAAGCATCTGCATATTGATATCTAGGATTTCCTTTTATACAAGTATTCCAACCACCAGAACCTCTAGTAATAAAATTCTTATTATTCGCAGGTCTTGTGGTTCTCATTGTAAAACCTGTAGCTCCTATCCCTTCAGGATCGTCTGCGTTTAGATTTTCAATTTCTCCATCCTCATTTAATTGCTCAGGACTATCTGTATTAAATTCGTATTGAACGTTTTCATCTGGTATATCGTCTCTTATGTAAGCCTTTGCAATCATTAATCTTGCTTCTTCAGGTGCACTCTCAATGTTTTGTATTTTTTGCTCCCAAGTAAGTACTTCTTTGCACTCTTCCATTTTTACACCTCCATTAAAAAATTCCTAAGAATTTCTTATTTTTTCTTTTTTCATTATTTTCTACTATTTCATTAACTTTGTCTTCTAAGAAACCAGCCAATCTTTCTATTTGAATTACATCAACATCTTCTGGTCTTTCTGATGCCCACTCTACGGCAACAAATCCAATAATGTTATTATTTTTATCTCTAATAGCTACATCATAATAAGAGTATACATCTATAGATTTTTTAAATTCATAAGTGTTTCCCTTATCTTCTTTTATCTCCTCTATTGTCTTACATTCCGAATATCCATTGTGTGTAATTTCATATATCAATTTAGGCATAACAGATATCGGAATATTTGTACAATCTGCCATTTTGCTTTTTTGTCCTGCTTTATATACCTCATATGATGGAGACATTCTCAACGCAGATCTATAATTAGAATAATGTTGGCCATTGTGAAACTCAAATAATAATATTCTATCTGCATTTAACAATTCCTTATAATAATCCATTTTTTCAATTATTTGTAAATCAAGATCACTTTGTTCCCTAACACCTTTGCTTATATCTTCTTTTTTCAAAGCTGCATTTATATACTTAACACAGAAATAGATAACTAAAATAATCTCTGCCAAAGTAATGCCTATTGTTTTCGCCGTTTCTATAACTGCATCCATAGTCTTACCCCCTTCTCTTTCTTGTTTTTCCCTCTGTTACTTAGTAGATAGAGTTGGCATAAATTAAGGTTTAATTACTTCTTTCTTCTTACAAGTCTTTTTTGTCCACTGAAGTCTATAAACTCAGGTTCTATTGTCATTATACCACCTTGTTTATCTGTTGTCAAATCTGCAATCCAAGCCCCTTTTTCATTATTCAAGCCAAGACTTCTCGCATAAGGAGTTTGATCTATTGTAGATGGAACTTGGAAACAATGTACATCTGCATACTTCATATAAAATGAATTATGATAATGGCCCATTAATAATATATCTGGTTTCTCTTCTGTAGGAATTTGTTCTACATATTTTTGCATTCTATAACTTCTCGCATAACTCTGACCCTTAGAACCATGAAACAATCTCAATCTTGTCTTTCCGTAATCAACATCTGCCACATCTTGTCCCAAATAAATCATATCGGGACGCTCCTTTGCGACTGCTTTTCCTATATCAAAACCGGCATTTCTCACATGAGAATAATCATGGTTTCCCCCAATAAACATTGTCTTAATTCCTGTCTTAGAAGGATATTTCTCAACGATATATTCAAGCTGCTCTTCTGCCCCATGAGCTCTTAATTCGTAAGTATGATTTGGTCTATTTGGATACGCGCCATCACATAGGTCTCCTACGTGAAACACTGTATTTATTTCCTCATCTTCTGCTAAATCATATAAATATCTTAAAATATCTAATCTATCATATTTACTTCCCAAATGCGTATCACTAATAAACAATAACTTATGCTTCTCACCAGCTGCCATTTTATAAACATCCCTATCCTTAATAAGTTGTTCCTTTTGGTAAACGAAGAAGCCGTCTTTATATTCTGCTTGCCATCCATTTTGTTTCAACATTTCCACAAAACCGAACACTTCATACTCTTTTAACCCAGTTTCTAAAAGAATATCTTCCAAAGGTCTTTTCTTTTTTATTAGGTATTTTATTTTGTTCATCATTTCTTTTTCGTCCATAATTAAACCTCCATAAAAAAAGGCGCAAAAACACCAGTGGTTTTTACGCTATATTACTTCTCCATTTATCTCATCTAATAGAGATGCTAAAGTAGTTTCCATTTCTTTAATTTCATTGATCGCTTCAACAAGGCTACCTTTATTACCTGTATATAATTCAGTTAAGTCTCCTTGTTGTTCTTTTAATACTCTACCTTGGTTTGCAGATAATCCATCTTTAGTTGAAGTAGAAGTTAAATTATCAATTATATTAGGAACATAAATTGCCATATCAACACCTCCATTATTTTATTGTTATTGTTTTACCTATAGAATTACTTTCGATTCCAGTAGTGTATTTTATTTTTACTCTTATAGTATAAGTACCAATCGGCGGATTTATTTTTTGAAAATATCTACCTAATTGCCAATTTGACCAAGTTTTTCCATTGTCATAACTAATTGCATATCTTCTTGGAACGGCATTTGTCTCCGTATCGTCTCTTACTTCTGTAATGAGCACACCAGAATCTGCATGTAATATTGTTATAGCTGGGCGAGGAGAGTAAGGGGTATATGTGACGACTTCGGAAGTAAAAGTTTTTGACCTTCTACCATATGAATCTGCTACATAGTATTCGGCCTGATGTAAGCTTTGTACCGTAAGTTTATTATTAACAAAACTCCCTTTTCTTCCCCATACGTCCTGTCCTTTAATACGTTCATAAAGCACAGGATTATTGTAATTTCCTTGAATAGTAATAACCATCTTGCCACTACTTCTAGCTACAACTATACCATCATAATACTCTATAGGATTATCATTGAAATCAATAAAATCAATAAACTCTATTTTAAACGGTATCTCCTTATCTTCGACAACATTGGTTTCTTCATAAACTCTCCTTGCCGTCTGACCATAGTTATCTCTTATCATTAAATCATAAGTACCATTTTCCCAAACACGACAATGGTCGTAAGGAGACCAATATTTACCATCAGAAAACGAATACTCAAATTTTACATCTGGATGTTTCTCTGCCATATCAATCTCCCTCCTAACCGCATAGTATAGATTCTAATACGAAATCTAATACTGTAAATTCTTCTTCTGTTTTATTTATACCATTCCAAATCTCATTAATAGCATCTACTAAATTTGATTTTTCTGTAGTTGTCAACGCTGTTAAATCACCGACATCATTCTTTAATAATCTACCACTATTTGCTGCTATTATAGCATCTACTCTATGTGTTGTCAAGTCTGCTATTACAGGAGGAATAGATATATTCCAATCTGCATTTATTGTTATTTTATCTGCAAAAGGAGGATTGTCTAACTCATTAAGTAATGATGTTATATAGATATTATGCTTTGTTTTGGCTTTCCTTGGTCTGGCAGTATATCCTTCAGAAGTTTCTTTATAAACTCCTTCACTCTTATATGACTGAAATTTCCAAGTTATTTGTTTGCTTGCATCTAATCCCAAAAGTCTACTTTCTTGGTATATACAGTCAACGTCTCGCCATAATACAACTCTATCTATTTGGTCATAAGAATATTCTTGGCCCAAATCAATTCTCACTGTAGTTCCTGCGCTGTTCTCATTTAAAGTACAATAAGAAGAACCGTCATGATTACCATCAGTAATTTTTTCAAGATTGATTCCGCTACCCCTTTCCATTGTAACGTTTTTATTAAAAGCAATATTATTTCCTAATTTATCATAAACGTCAAGTTCTATAATTTTTCCGTCAGAACCTGCTGTTGTTCCTTTTATATATCCATTTTGCGATATATCTATATATCTTATCTTATTATTTAATGTAACTATTGATTCTTTATCCAATGGAACTTTCTTTATAGACCTATAAATACTAAAACGAACATATTTTGCTGTTTCTTTACTTAAATCTGTTCCTGTACAAGTTATATATAAACGAGTACTACTATCGGTATTTATAGATCCAGATTGTCCCGGTGTTACTTTTACAACCTTCTGAACAATATCTGAAACATTCGTTAATATAAGAGTTATATTAGATGAAGTTGTGAATTGCTCAACAGGAAATTCATACGCATAAGCATCATTAGGCATTATCTCGATATATTTTACTTTTGAAACGCCTGCTCCTTCTCCATTAAAAGATATGGGAGAATTGACCGTCTCTGAATAGTTCCCATTCTTCCATTCTGAACTATATCCATTATAGATATCACTTTTCCCAAGAGCATATCCTTTGTAATGTTTAATTACACCATTAGAATCTATTTTTACAAAAGGAGTACTAGCCAAAGTTTCAAAATCTTGTGAAGCCCATTGAGAATAATATATTGTTCCGCCCTGTCCTTTAATACCGACTCTGGCTTTACAAGTATATTTAGAACCTGGCTCTAAATTATCATATACTTTTGTATAAGGGGGAGTTATATTATTTGCTTGATAATTTTGACTAGTTCCATCTTCTCTCTCAAGAACAGTTTCTATAACATAAAACTGTTCAACATTCGATGGATTATTGAAAGTATAATCTACTTTTGCTGTCGTTTCCGTTATTTCAGATATACCTAAAGCACTTATTGTAACAGTAGCAGGATCTGTCTTAAAAGAACCTGTAGCAGTAGAACTTCTTCCCTGAATACCCGTAACAGTCAACTTATAATAATAAGTAGTATTTGAACTCAATCCGCTTATTGTATTTGTTCCAGTAACCGAACTTCCATAACTTGTGGAAGTGCCATACTCCCACTTGTATGAAGATAATGAATCATTAGTATCATAAGAAGCTGAATACTGCATTTCTACAGAAGTCTGAGCATAAGTCTTTACTCCATGCGAATTAATTGTCGGATTGTTTCCAGTTGTCTTAAAGCTACCAGTTTTAGCTACCGATGTTCTTTCCCAGTTATCTGTTACAGTTATGCTATAGTAATAAGTAGTATTTGGAGTTAATCCACTTATTGTAGTACTTGTAGAAGTTGAGCCATAGCTTGTTGATGTTCCATATCTAATCGAGTAGCTTCTAAAACTTGCATTTGTATCATAAGACACATTTGGATTAAAAATTGCAGAAGTTCTTGAAGGAGAAACCGCAATACTATTTATAGCTGGAGCATTTCCTATAGTAGTAAATCTAATAGGAGATAATCCTGTTTCTTCTCCATCATTATTATTCGTTACTTGAGTATAAAAATTATAAGATGTATTGGGAGTCAAATTGTCTTGAGTATAAGTCCAACTTCCAGTTGCTCCATTCCCAGAATATCCAACCCAACTTCCACTTGTATCATACCAATGTATTCTCCAATAACTTGCTGGGTTACTTGAGCAGGATACATTTAATGTCGCAGATGTTCTAGTAATTCCACTTACTGAACGAGAATAAGTAGGACCTGCGGGAGAATACTGCTGAGGTATTGTAACACTTGATTCACCATTTACATTACCTCCCCAAGTACTACCAGAACAGGTTTGGTATACAGTTGTTGCGCTATAAGGACTTATAGAAAGTGTTCCTAAAAGATTTGCACTTTTTCCATTATTACTAGCATAATAAGTAGTAGCATTTTTTGTGAAAGTATTGTTTCCTGAGGTGAAACGTAGCCATATAGACCAACCAGAAGGACCTACGTCAACATAAACATTAGCACTATTATCGCTATAATCTACACGGATACGCCAATAACAGGACCCTTCGCCATTCCATCTTTGACCACTATATACTGTTGCCATATTTCTTCACCCCCTGTTCTAACTATTTGTATCTATCCAAATTATGTATCCATTTTCTGGAATCTCAGGTTGTTGAGTTCCAACAACTAAATTAGTTGTATTCCAAGCAGTTGTCTTATCTTGTTTTTTTGTAAATTCATTCTGAAGATCTTGTTGGTCTGCAATATCTCCACTTATTTGTCCCCATTTATTATTTTTTGTAAATGTCTCATCAACATATTTCTTTGTTGCTGGGTGATAGTCACTCGTAGGAGTATACATAAGTGTATTATCTCTCGTTAATACTTGATTTTTTGTTGGTCTGTCATTTATTAACATCATTAGGTCTTCTTGGTCTTCTATATTGTTATATATATTACCCCATGAAGCTCCACCAGCAATCATATCAACATATTTTTTAGTTGCAGGATGATAATCTTTGGTTGGCTCATAAGCATTGACATTATCTAACTCTAATACATTATCCTTATCAGCTTTCTTATTAATGTTCACATTCGCATTATCTAAACCTGTTTTTAACTCATTTATTGCACCTGTAATATTAGTTGTATCAGTTGTTGTTAAATCACTTAATGTGCCGATATCATCTCTAACTTCATTTATAGCATTTACAAAATTATCTTTTTTTGTTGTATGTAAATTTGATAACGTTCCGTGTTCTGCATCTAATTCATTAATTGCATTCACAGTGTTATCTTTTTTTGTTGTTGTTAATAATGTAATATTTCCCAAATGAGCTGAACGAGCATAATAATCTGATGTTTGATTATTTAACTTAGTTGCATTGGCAGCATGTAAAACGGTCATATTTCCATCGGTTATAGAAATGTCACCACTAGCATTTCCACGAACTGTTCCTAATGTTCCATTTTGTGCTGGATAAATATTAGGTTGTTCTAAATCTTGCCAGTTGCTTCCATTCCAAATCCATTCATGTTGTTCTTTGTCAACTAACTGCCAACCAGCTTGAACTGTTGTTCCACCCATTATTTCTAATGCTCTAGCTGTTAACTTTTCAGGAGTTACATCTTTGGTATTCAAGTCAATTTTACCAATTAAAATTGTTGCCCCTCTTAATGTATCTGTAATTGACTTTAATTCATTTATTGCACTAACTGCATCAGTTTTATTATTGGTTGTTAAATTTCCAACATTACCAATATCTTTATCAACCTCATTAATGGCTTTTACTACTGTTTCTTTGTTTGTAGTAGTCAATGTATTAAGAGGACCGATCTCTTTATCTAATTCATTAATGGCATTTACAGTATTATCTTTTGCAGTAGTCGTTAGTGTACTTACATTACCAATATCTTTATCTAACTCATTTATAGCAGATACTAAATTAGTTTTACTAGTAGTTGTTAAATTAACCAATTCTCCAGCACGGCCATCTAATTCATTAATTGCCGCAACAGCAGTTTCTTTTGTAGTAGTCTCAAGCTTACTAATATCGCCAAGTCCATTAATAGCATTAATAACACTTGACTTATCTGCTGTTTTTAATTCTGGAAGTTTACCAACTCTCTTATCTAATTCATTTATACCTGCCACAGCAGTACTTTTATCATCTGTTGTTAATTCCTCTATGGTTCCCAAATCATCATGAACTTCATTTAAAGCATTAACCATATTGTCTTTTGCTTCAGTATGCAACTTAGATAAGTCTCCCATCTCACCGTCTAGCTCATTAATTGCGTAGGTTACGATTTTATTTGTAGTTGTTAACTCCTCTACAGGTCCAACATTTGTATCTACTTCATTAATTGCTCCAACGATAGTACTTTTTTCAGCAGTAGTAAGATTCTCTAAATCTCCCATCTCTTTGTCAAGCTCATTAATTGCCGCAACTGCAGTACTCTTATCTTTTGTTGTTAATTCTTCTATTGTGCCTAAATCATCATGAATTTCATTAATTGCATTAACAATTCTGCTCTTATCTTCCGTGTGTAAATTCTCTAGCTTACCGATTAAGTTGTTTTCTAATATTGAAGTAACATTCATTATTGGTATCCATTTTGATATCTTTCTCCAATGACCTTCTTCAGCATAATCTTCTTTTACGTAAATAGCCCAATCACTGTCTTCATAAGTATCTCCAGTTGTTGTAGAAGTATATTTCCAATTATTATCTCTTCCATCTGCCCTACAGATATACTTGGCATTTAATAATACTCCTGAAGTTGGATCTCCATCCACAACATAAGGTATGTTTGGTAAATCACCATCATTGATTCCAAAATATCTTTCCTCGGTCGATGCCGTAACTAAATCATTCCTTTTGTTGTATTCGTACACAACACCATTTTCACTAACGGCACACCAGAATCCTTGAGTTAGTCGATCAGAAGGAATATTATTTCTGTCTGCGATAGTTTCTACTTGAGAATACTCTTTGTCAAAAATAACTCCTTCTACGGCTAATTGTAAATCTTCTGCCATTCTATTAAAATTATAATTAAGGTCGGTAGAATTGATTATTCCACCAATTTCTCTTAATTTTTGAGTTATTGCCATAATTCTACCTCCTATAAGTACCTTGGCACTATTTGCCATTCTACATTTATTGATTGTCCTTCTGGGATATTTAGCTCACAAGATAATTTGTCTAATTTCGTTATAATGACAGTAGCATTAGGATTAGAATATAGTCCGACACTCTTATCAAGTATAAAACGATTTGTTATTTTATCTATTCCTATAATTCTTCCACCTGCGCCATCTTTTGAGTTTACATTCATTTCGTCTTTAAACATAACTGTTTTTCCAATATCATCTGTTCTTACTTGTCTAACTTTTTCATCGAAACTTACCATTGTATTAGTTCCATCATTCGATATAGACGCATTCTCCTGTCTTTCAACATAATTTCTTGGTTGCAAATACATTAAATCGCCCTCAACTTTATCTGAGCAATCTACCCCGTTTAAAGTATATATATTTTCACCCCAATCAAGAATCATTTTACTATCAGTTGTCAATCCATTTAAAGTAATAACACTAACATCTCCGACAGTTTCATTGCGCAATATCATTGCCCCAGAATCTATCGTCGTATCAGTACTTATAATAGCTCTTATTTTTGAATTATATGTTCCTGGATTATATATTTGAACTTCATTTTCTCCACTTGCCATTGTCACTGACATTGGTAAACTTTCCTCTCTATATAATAATCCTTCATCATAATAGTAGTCTTGCGTGCCATCAAAGATGTCTCTGTACTCATAATATTTTAAATCATCTTGATAGTATAACATTCCATAACCACAAGTTTGTCCAACTGTCGTGAAAGTTATACTGAAATTTCCTGTATAACTAACTCCGCCTGTATCCGGATGTGTTAAAGGAATATTTCCTAAATTATCTACAGAACTTACTTTTACCCAATAATATCTATAAGGTTCTTCTGGTCTTATTAATTTTCCAATCTTTTTTGGTCTTATCCAAGATTTCAATTGATCAAATTCAAAAGCTGACAAATTATCAATAAAACAATTATAAGTAAAACTTTTTTGAGATAATCTGGTATTAAAATAATATTTACCATCATATCCGTCAACTTCTAAACTATTATCACTAAATTCAGGAAGGATAGGAGTGTCATAAGTACTTCCATCTGAGACACTCGCCACTCCTATCTGACTTGAATCTATTCCATCAAAGACGAAGGTAAGATATATTTCTCCCTTGTCTATGACATCCATTATATTTGCTCTTCCGCATACTGGTTCATGTGCAGCCATATAATCTTACCTCCTTTTATTTCATATTTATATTTAACTTAGTTCCAATTCCTTTCTTTGCCATCATATCATTTGCTCCTTGTACGAATACATCTAAAGCTTTCTTGCCATCAGCGGCGCTTGACATTGAGGCAACATTGAAATTAATAGAACCGAATGTAACATTAGAATTTGTTGTAGCATTATTAACAGTAGAAGGGTCTAGTGATTTTGCTAATGCTCCGATTTGTTCAGTTTGGTATGCACTTAAGAATGCCTCTGGATGTGTCTTATTACCATCTACCCAAGCTGGTCCAGTATAATCTACTATACCACCATCTCGATAAATTTCTTTCTTTTGACCTCCGTTACTCTTTTTTAAATTAAATTGAAGTCCTTTATACCACCAATCTCCAAACTTATCAAACTTATAATAAAATTGTTTAGCTTTTTCATCAAAATAAATCTCTTTAACTTTTACATTATCCAAATTCCATCCGGCAGTTGAACCCGCACCTTTCATTTTGCCATTTTTCAAGTTATATTTTGAAGTCAATGACCAAGTACCATCTTTTACAGAAACAATATCACCTACTCCGAAAGAAGAAACAAATTTTGGGATCTTCTGCTCTGAATTATTGTCAGACGTTCCTCCACCATTGTTGAATTCAGCACCAGAACCTCCATATGAATAACTTGAAGCTCTTGAAGCGGCATTTGCATAAGCGTTCGCAGCATCAGTGGCTTTTTGCCAAGAACCAGGAAGCGCTTGGATTTTAATATCCATAGCTTCAACAGTTTGAGTAACTGAAACAATATCTGATGTTAATTTTCCTAATTCAGCTCCCATATCCGTAGCAGCTTTCATAGCATCCATTGTTTCTTTCCACTCTCTCTCCATTTCAGATTGTTGCAAAGCACTTTGTTGACGATACTCCTCATTCCAATGAATTAAAGTTTCCATCATGGCTTCGGTGCCTTCTTCTTGAATAGCTTGAACTTGTTCCCAATACCATGTCATCTTTTCTAAACGATAATCATAAGTTTCTGTCTCGGCATCTTTTGTGTCTTGTAACCATTGTTTGCGATCATCCATGTCATCTTCAAAACGCTTTTCTGCTATTTCTAGTTGTTTATCTTCTAAATCTTGTTGTAATTGTAATAATTGAGCATTATTTTTACCAGAAGAATCTAATGTCGCTCTACGTAAAGCTTCTTGGGCTTTATATAATTCTTTATTACTATTATCATCTTCTTGGGCCTTTTTTCTAGCTTCGACAGCTTTCTCGATCATATTTATTTCATCATCTAGTGCTTTAACTCTGGCATCATGTAATATTTTTTCCCTATTTTTAATAGCGTTTACAAGCTCATTTTCTATCTCGATTTGCATTTGAACCAATTCTTCTCTGACCTTTTTAACTTCTTGAGCATATTTAGTCAAATCATTTTCAGTGTCTCTCAATGCATCTCTTTGTTTTTGGAAAGCTTCTACTAAATTGTCAATATCTTCTTTCATATCATTAGGAAGATTTTTGTATTTATCATACATCGTTAAATCTGCCCATCCGATATCTCCATTTTCTTGAATTTTAAACATCTGTCCATAAGGAGAATCTAACAAATCTCCAGCTGCTTGATTAGTCATTTCTTGTTGCATATCGAATAAGTCTTTGTATACATCATACTGTTGTTGAGCTAAACCTAAATTAGACATTAGTAAACGTCCATAATCCTCTCCACTATATCCATTATACAAATCTTTAAAAGTTTCATTTTCATCTATTTTATGTTGAAGTCCTTCAATTTTTTCTAATAATGTTAATGTTCGTTCAAGTTTCTCATTATAATCTTCTTGAGATTCTGTTGTCTTATCAATTTGACCTGCTAAATTTGTATTATCGCTAGCCAAATAACCACTTATCTTCTTCTTCAGCTCAAGAGTATTATTAATAGCTTTATTATTTTGACTTATTTGCCCGTTTATTTGTTTTAATCTTGCCTCGAGATTTGAAATAGATGTTGTTGCATCTCCATCTACAATGTCTTTCTTTAATTCTGTACTTAAATCTTTTTTAAATGAATTAAGTATTTTCTCAAAACTTCCATCTATACTCTCATATTGACCATCGTAATTACCAGTATAAGCAGCTGCCATAATCTTAGAGTATTGTTTAGCAAAGTGAGACGTATATGATAATATTTGATTAAATGAATCCTTCGCATTACTAGTTTTAACAGCATTAAGATTAGCATCTAACTGCGCCATTTCGTCATCTATAGTTTTTTCAGCTTCTGCTGTACTTTTTCCTGCTTTTAGTTTTTCTATCGCAGCTCTTATTGCGGCAGCTTGTGTTTCAAGAGCAGCATTTTGTAATTGAAGTTCCAATTGATTTTGCTCTATTGTAGCCTCTATTTCTTGCATTTTCATCTTTGCACTAACTTGGCTCAAATTATTTAATCCTTCAATTACACTAGTTTGAGCTATTAATTCTCCGTTTTGGACGCTCAACCCAGCATTTATTTTTTCTATAGAATCATTCCATAAATCCCATGTTTGTGCATTTGTCATAGCCTCATTTTCATAAGATCCTAAAATATCAAACATGTCAGCTATGTTATCTAAGCTCATTTTTCCTGCCTGATCATCCAACGCTTTGGCTAAATCTTGAATGCTTTTTAATTCATCGGCTATTCCTCGAATATCTTCAGCTAATTCTGTAAATGAAGGAGCTTGTGCCGATTCGAAAGAAGAAACTAATTCATCAATAACGGTCTGATAATCTTTGACTGCGTTTTCCGACTTTTCGGTTTCTGTATTAATTTCCTCCCATTTTTTTTCTAATTCTTCGAGTTCTTTTTGAGCTTCTTGAAGTTGTGGTTTAGCTTCATAATCTAACTTTTCATTTATAGGACCATAACCAACTTCACCAGCGGCCTGTGTTTGTAGTTGACCAACATTATTCTTTAGACTATCAACTTCTTTTTTCTTTTCTTCGATTTCCTTTTCTAAGCTGTCTCTCTGAGCATACAGACCGTCTTCGCCCTCTAGTTGATGTTCTTTTTGTTCTTTCTCCAAATCACTATATGCTTTATCTAAAAGAAGTAATCCCGCTCTCTGCTTATCTATTTCACCAGTTGGTCCCTTAAATAATTTTTCTATATCTTCTACATTATCATATTCATCAAACAAACCGATCATAGTAGAATTTAACAGATTTAATTCGTCCATAGTTTTTACAACAGAAGAATCCATCTTACCGAGAGCTACCTTAAATCGATTTGCATTTATACCAAAATCATAATCTCCTTCTCTTCTGGCTATTTCAGCATCGATCTGATCAAATACAGATGTCAAATCTACTTCTCCAGCATAAGCCATTGTAATCGTAGCTTTTAGAATCATCTTGTATTCTTCATCACTTAAATCCAAGGTCTTCAATCTCGCTTCTAATTGATTTGTTATCATTTCTTTAGTTTCATCCCAAGATTTATCTGTTATTTCAGCATTAACACCAACTTGTTGAGTTATCTTAGTTATAGCATCCATATCTCCATAATGAAATTTTTCATACAACGCTTGAATTTCTTTTTGAACATCTTCTACTTTTGCTCCCTCAGCCATTCCATCAACAGTAAAAGCATTCAATATACTATTAGATACTTTTTGTCTTAATGCTTGATTCTCCACTGTCCCGTTGTCTACAACATCAGCAACTAAAGATTGCATGCTACTATATATTTCAGAAAAATTTTCTTGCCATACCTTCTTTCTTGCTTCCAATTCATGGGGTTTAATAAATGTATCTTGCAACCAGCCACTAAGTGTAATCGGTTGTCCTGATAAATCTTCAGCTAACTTAACAGGTAAATTCGTAATATAATCTATGGTTGATAATACATCTCCGGCAATTGTCCATCCATTGCTGCCTTCTGCTTTTTGTAAATTAGTGAATTCTTTTAAAGTTTTTTTAGAATTAGCAACCAATTCTTCTTGTTGTCTATTTAATTCTTCTGTCACTTTTGTTAAGTTAATTATAGCATTGCCCATTGAATCGTATCCAGATACTGCTCCCGGAACTTCTTTTTGAAGAACTTCTATCGCATCATTAAACTGAGATTGCTCTTCTTCTGTTTTGTTCAGTTTTCGACCCAAATCTTCATATGTTTCTTTGGCAGTATTTATGTCGGATATTTTTTGAGTAATCCCATCTTTTTCTGAGCTTAATTCTGTCAACTTCTTTTGAACATCCTCAACCGAAGGATATAATTTTTTAAATCCGAATTGTAGTGCAGCTATGCCTGCTGCGGCTGCCCATCCCCAAGGACCAAAACCACTAAGAGTTTTACCTAATCCAGCAAACGTCCCAAGGGCACCACTTAAATCGTCATCTAGACCTAATGCTTGTCCTCCCATATTCACAAGAGAACCAACCATTATTCCAGAAGCAACAGAACTTATATTAATAACCTTACTTAATTCTTCAAATGAACCCTTTAACTTATCAATATTTCCAATTGTATCATTAGACAAAATATCTTTAATTTTTTTAGCATTGAAAGACTCTTTTATATTTGACGGAATATTATTACCATTGTCTGGATTTTTATTTCTTCTATTTCTTAAAAGAGTTTCTCTCGTATTAGCAAGTTCTTCTTCTGCTATACTTATCTTACCTTCAGATGAGGCTAATTGAGTTTTAGCATCTTCTATTTGTTTTTTAAATTGTTTTGAAGCTTCTTGAGATTCTAACTTATTTGCTTCAACGACTTCATGATAAGCTTGCCCAATTTCACGTCTTATTCTTTCAGTTTCTCTCTTAATTTGCTTTTCTGTATTATCTCCAAAAAGAGACATTTGAACGTTATCGCTTAACACGCCCTGTTCTTTTAAATTAAAAATGGCTTGCTTTCTTAAATTTTCTGGTTGTACAGCTTCTTTATACGCTTGCGAAGCGGCTGATGTTTTACGATGATATTCTGCTTTAGAATCCTCTGCCTGAACATTTATTGATGACAATTTATTAACATTTCTTTCATGTTCCTTTTTTGCATCAATTAAGTTTTGCTCAGCTTTCTTGTAAGCTTGTTGAGTTTCAAGATAATAAGCATCATCATTGCTCATCATTTCTGTTTTTTGTGCTTCTAATGACGCTGTTAATGCATCTGTAGTTTTCTTTTCAGCGTCTTTTGCTAATGTAGTTTTACTAGAAGCTCCTGTTTCTGATAGTTGTTGAGTATCATTTGACATTAAAGCCGCTGAATTTAATTCAGCACTCTCTGTATTGTCTTTTATCGCTGCGGTAGATTTTTGTATCTCTTTGCTTCTATTGCCAAAACCATCAAAAGCATCTTTTATCTTATTCCCCCAACGTCCCAATAAAGATGTACTATTTAACAATACACTATTCATTGTCTCGGCGTCTTTTGTAAAACTATCTATTCCTAATTTCTTTCCTATTGCCCCTTTAAATTCATTAAATAATGAACCGGCATTTTTTAATAATTGGAATCCCTTTGATAATGCCATTAATGGTATTACTGTCTGAGTGATTGGTTTTGGAATTTTATTTAGCACTTCAATAAAACTAGTTAATAAATCAACGACTCCCTTAACCATATCAGAGTCTGCTAATCTTGTAGCAAATTGCTGCCAAGCATTGGTTAATTTAGTGAAACTTGCCTCCAATCCCTGATTATAAGCTCTTAATTGTTTTGCTGATTCTCCACTAGCATTTTGTGAAACATTCACCAACTCCATCGCTCTATCATAATTATCCATCAATGCGATAAAACGTGATTGTTGTCTATTTCCAGCCAATACAGTAGCAACATAAGCTTTATGATTACGATCTAACGTATTCCATATTGGACCAAGTTCATTCATAATTTCTTGTAAAGTTCTTAGTTGTCCAGAACTATCCGTAGCAGCAATTCCGATACTATTCAATGCTTTCGCTACATTACTAAATGTCGTTCCGTCTTCTTCTATCTTTCCGATATCTTTTATTTCCTGTAAACGAGAAGTTATAGACTTCATCGCAGTACCAATGTTTTCTGGTGCTTCACGAGTTACTTCTTGCATTGTTGATAGATAAGCCATGTAATAATTTAAATCTAATCCAGCCATACGAGCTTGAGATGCAGATTTTTGCATAGCAACTGTTAACTCATCTACACTTGAGGCGGCAGCAGCATCTAATGCAGACATTTTATCTGCTATATCCATTGCTTCGTTGGCACTTAATTGGTATCCTCTTACTGCGGCAGTTAATCTATCTGCAGCCTCAGCGGCATCAATCCCACCGGTTTTAGATACTGCTATAGAAGCTTCTGTCATTTTTAATGCTTCGGAAGTTCCTAAACCTTGTTGATAGAAAACTAATTGAGCAGCAGCAACATCTTTAGTTGTTGAACTTAATTGATTTGCTAACTTGTTATATGAAGATGTTAAACCATTAACTTCTTCTCTAGTTTGACCAGTAACCATCATTGTACGAGTTAGCGTTTCATCATAATCTTTAAAAAATTCAATTCCTCTACTTAATCCTGTTTGAAACAAATTACTCAAAGATGTTCCCAAGAAAGTTCCAGAAACAATATCACCAAATTTAACGACTTCTTTCTTTGCTGCTTTAACTTGATTAACCTGTTCGTCAAGCGATGAACTGAACTTCTTGCTTTCTCCAGTTACACCATTTAAATTTATCCCTACTCGAGATAGTATATCATTGTATTGTCCCAATATGCGATTTGCTTCTGTGCTGCTGATCATAGAATCATATTTAGAATCTGACATTTGGTTCTTAATATCTTTCTGAGCATTTCTGATTTCTTCTTGTGTTCTTAACTTAGCTAGCTCTTCTTCTTTTGCGACAATTTGTCTAGCTATTTCTAAGCGTTCCTGATCTTGTTTAGTAAGTTTTTCACCTGCTGTTACTAAAGCTTCTGCTTTAGAGATTTCTTTTCTAGCCTGAGGCGTGCTCATTTTATTTTGACTCTTAAAAGAAGAAAGCTCTGCAGATTTCTTACGACGTTTTTGAGACTCAGTATCTAATTTCCTTAATTGCTTTTCTAAGCCCTGATAATCTTTTATTAAAGATTGATTACTTGGACTCTGAAAAGACTGATTAATGGCCTCCTTCATGCTATTGATTTGCGTTCTTACTTTTTGGGTCTCTTCTCCAACTGTCTTAAATGCTTTTGTAATGGCAGAAGCATCAGTGCCTTTTGATAGTTCTCTATTAAGATCTCTAATAGCATTATTATATGAATCAAAAACACCTTTCTCCGCGTCTTTGCCACCAATTTTTATTTCTGGCATCCTTATTTCTTTGATGTTTTTCAGAGCACTTGTATCAGGTATATATTTAACTTTAATATTTACAGTATCATTACCTGCTGCCATTTAACTCACCCCTCTCTAAATTTATTCATTAACTTTTTCTACTTCTTCTATTTTACTTTCTAATAATTCCTTAATTTTATTTATATTTTCTTCTGTAAAAGATTGTCCTAAATCTTCAAGAACTGACATTAAGGTCAATGAATATTTAGCCTTAGCTTTTGCCCCTTCTTCAATCTCTCTAAAAATTTCTTCATATTCTTTAGAATATTCTCCCTTTTCTAATTCTTCAATTAAACTATAATTATCATTTATAAAATCTATCCAATTAATGTCTTCTGCTTCCATTGCTTTGTGCATTTCAGTATTGCCTAATAAATTGAATAAAGTTAATGCTAATGATATTTTTAGTTCATATTTATTATGGTAATATTTTTTTTCTACATTATTTAAAGTTTGTCTAACTATAACATCTTTTGTACTTATTTTTTTTAATTCTTCTAATCTCTCTAATTTCATTTTTTATCTATCCTCCCAACATTAGCATAATTAAATTCCATGCTAAGTTTTATTTTATTCACTGCATGCAACATTGTATCTGCTGTTGCATCATACCATTCTTTTCTTGTTTCTAATGGCTCTTCTTCATATAATTTAAGTATATTTCCAGGAACTGAAGTTAAACTATCTCCAGTTTGTTTAATAGGCCAAGGATTGGAAGTGATTTTATTTTTTGTTCCAAGAGTCGCCTCTAACATATCAGAAACTCTTAGTACTGCATCTCTTGTGTGTCCTTTTGTTTTTGTTCCTGTTTTAGAAATAACATATATAAGAGCTTCTTTTCCTTCGGCAATACCTGCGATTGTTTTCACAGCTATTGCATACCTTAACACATTAATTACATTAATAAACCTATTATCTAATAAACCAGATGGATTTGCATTTAATTTTTCAATCGCACTTGGGTTAGAGCCTGTTGTATACATATCAGTAGGAGTAATCCCTCTTGCTTTTCTATCTTCATTAACACTATCAACCAAAGATATATAATTTGGATCTGAGAAAGCGTGTTGATGTATTATTGCAAATCTTATGATATCTTTTGTACTACTATCTATTGTTTCATCCATTAATAGATCTAAATTAGTTGCAGGTAATGACAAAATTCTTTTACCCGATGTACTACCAGCTTTCATCTGAATAGGTAAAGGATTTTTCCCTTCAGCAGAAACTTCTATATCATAAGTACTTTTCTTTTCTCCATATTTAGAATCTCCAGTTTGAGCGATTAATGATTCTGAACCCTTAAATCCAGCTATTGTATTCTGAACTGCAATTTCTTTTGTCCATTTTTTTAGTTCTGGTTGTTCCTTAGTAATTTTTGTCATATAAGTAGCATTAATTAGAGTTGAAAAATAACGCTCAAACCAATTTCCTAATGTAGCGCTTTTACCAGATACCATCATTCCTTCATTAACACCCAATAGCCTATTCATACTTCTTGTTATTGTTGATTTAATCTGTGAAATTACCTCTTGATTGTTATCTGTTTTTCCTTTTTCTATAGTTTCATGTAGCGCTTTTTTACTTATCTCTTTTACAGAATCTAATACCGTTCTATTTAACTTGTCTCTGGAAGAAAGTTCTTTCCATATTTCATCGAATACTTTATTCGTATCAGTTAATAAATTATTTAAAATTTCAATACCCTTCTCTGGTGTTACTTCTTCAGATGTAAATAAACTACAAAAATCTATCAAAGCTGCATTTTCTTTCTCTTTAAAACTCTCTATTGCAGCTCTTATTTTGTCTTCTTGTGGATTAACGGAGATAGACTGAGCCTTTTTCCAATAAGGACTACAAAATAAATAATATCTATGTAAATAACCTGGTCTACCGTAGTATCCTCCATCTCTCACTTCTGCTGCCATATTACATCACTTCAATCGTAAATATCTCTTTATTTACTCCATTTTGATTATCATCTGCCAAACCTTGTACATATACCGTAGAGCCATAAGCCTTTTCTGAATTATTAAATCCTATATAAAAATTAGTACCAACAGATACTTTATTAAATCTAATAATTATATTCATTTTCTCTTCTGTTAGAATATCCATCGCTTGACATTGCATTTCTAGCGACATTATTACTTCTGCTCCAAGTTGTTTTATACTTGTTAAGGATTTTGCCTCATTCTCTTCTTCATAGAGATATGTAAATAAATGACTTACTTTTTTAATTAAATGTATTTCATCTTCAACAACCTCAAATTGATCTTTAGCAACTTTCGTTAAATTGCCATAATCATCTGTTAAATATAATAATACTTCTCCCATTGGTTTAGAAGGTAATTTAATTATATCTTGGTCATTCGTCAAAACGGTATCTGTTATTGTTGCTTTCGTTTTTTGATTCGTTTTTGTCTCTCCAAATATACTGTTAAACAAATTTAACATCATACTTCCATTCATTAAACTAAAACTAACATGTTTAATCGTTGATGTACCCGCTTCAGTGCTTCTACCGACGATATTCTTATCTCTTTCTCCAACAACGAAACTTGAAATAGACGCATTGTCTATTACCATAAAAGGTTCTCCCCTTTTTAGACATTTGTCTCCATATCGTCCGTCTTCTCTTACTCTGAAAATGGCTTTTTCAACCTCTTGAAACCTTAATCGATCAAGCATCTTATCTCACCTCTTTCAATATCCTCTCTGTCTATTAGTAGGCTTTGTATTCCTTTACTTCATTCATTGTACCATAGATTAAATTTTGTGTCAAATAAAAAGAACCTTGCGGTTCTTTATATTATATAGTAGCAGCTTCGATACATTCAGTAGCTTCACCAGTACCATTTTCTCCGTAAATTCTATAAACGATTAGACGTTTGTCGTCGTCTGCTAAAGCAGTTCCGTTCATATCAAATACAGCAGCAGTACCGTCAGCATTTAATTCAAATGTATAGTTGTTGTCTAAAGCAAATCTTGGAACTTCGATTTGTAATGCATCATTACGTCCTGTAAATGTATTGTATAATTCAGTATCTCCTACAAATCTATAAGTTTTAGCGAACATATCACTAAATACAGTAAGTTCTCTTGCTTGTTCTGGTTCAGTTATATCATAACTATAGAATACTTGATATTCTTTGTCTTTTACAATTGTATAATCACTTGGTCTCCAAGCTTCTGCATTTAAAGCAATGTCTTGAACAGCTGTTTTACTATCGTAACGAGCTTTTCTTTCGCTTATGATACCATCTTTTACTTCTGCTAACCAAAGAGTAGTTCCAGCAGCCATACTATGAGTTAATTTTAAACCTGTGTCAGTAGCTTTAATTTTTTCATTATATGCAATTCTTATAGCGCTTTGATCTCCAGACTTAACAACTTCTCCACCAGTAACTACTGCTAAATAAGTCATACTCATAACAGCATCTTGGATAGTTAAGTTAACAGCCTTGTTTGAAGCGATACGAGCTAATATTGGATTACCCTTACCACCTTGTACGTCGTTTGTATCAGCAGTTTGTTCAATTGTAGATAATTTTAAAGTATCAAATTTAGCAACTGGATTTCCACAAACTAAATCGTATAATACAACATCAGCACAAGTAACAGAAGCATATTTACGTCCCATAATTTCAAACATAATTTTTACCTCCATTGAATTATTCTAGCCAATGCTTAGTCTTTGATTTATGCTTTTTATCAGCATAAGGTGACAATAAGCAAGCTATTTGATAGTTTTCAATTTGTACTATTTTTTCTAGCACAGCTCTAAACTGTAATAACGTCATGTTATATACCGTTTCATAAGAATGCCCGTGAGCAACAACAGCAACAATTTGAGAAGCAAGGTCATCTTCGCCCTTCTCCTTTTTTATCTCAGCTAAACGTTGTTGGCCTTTAACAATCTTATCATGAACTTCTTGAGCACGTTTAGATCGCGGTGCATTTTGTATATTAGTATCTTCTTCTTTTTGCGATGTTATCTGTTTGATAACACTTTGAATCTCTGAAAAAAGTTCTTCAGTGAGCTCTATCCCAGACTCTAGTTCCCCTATAAATATAGAATTCTGCATCTTTAAAAACTCAACTTTTTTATGCATGAAGAATAAAACAGAGTCTTTAAATATTTTTTGTAAGTTTAAATCATATATTATAAACTTTTTATATACGTCCCAATCCTCAAGATTCCACGTTTCATCTGTCTCTTCTGGAACTAAATCTTTTCTTGATAAATTCCATATCGCATAAAGATTCCCAAATCTTTCGTTTCCTAAAATAACAATATCCTTGACCGTCGGTTGGAAAATAGTAATCTTAGAATTTAATTCTATTCCTTCTCCAGTTAGTATTCTACTTATATTAATTTTCAAGGATTGTTTCATAAACCATCCTAAAACCGATTAGTCTATCTGATAACTTAGCATTTATAACTTGATCTAATCTATATTTTACGCCAGAAGTTTGAACAAATTTAGTTCTCATTACCTTATCTATATAATTACATATGACAAGAGGTCTCAACCCATCGTTAATTATCCATTGTTCTGGTGGAGTCCATACATCAATTGCTATTGTAGTTATAGCGTTATTCCTTTCATTACCAATATCTTCCATTAACAAATTGATAGAAATATAACTTGCATCAACATCTGTCTCATTATGTAATGGAATTAAGGGAGTTCTCCAAATTGTCTTATCAACAAGAGACATTTTTACTTCTGGTTGTTCTAATGCATTCTTATCTATATAATATAATAATTTTCTTATCTCTGGAGTAGAATCTAAAGCAGCAGCTAATCTTGTGATATCATTATTAAGAGAGAGAAACAAAGAAGCTTCTTGGTTTTTACTAGAAAAAGCACTCATATTACACCCCCTCTACACTTACGATTCTTATTTCTTTTGTATAAATGTCAGTTCCAGTCATAACAACTAATTTTATTGTACCAGAATACTTATCTTTTATAGAAATTGTTATAGAATTATCAGTAGTTTTATATGTTCCTTTTACTTTCGATGGGAAAGTAGGAACAAATTCTGCATCTTCCCTATTGTTAAGATAATATTCTGCACTTCCATTCCATACAATTGTATCTGGTCCTATTATGTAAATATTATCCTTAATCCACTCGTCACCAGAATGTATAACAAACTCTTTATATATCAACTCATTATCCTTAAGACTAACTTTCACAACAATGTCTTTAGCGACAAGAGGAGTTATAACATTTCCTGTTATAGAAACATCGTTTGGATCTTCTACAGTTAATACAATGTCTTTTTTATCTGTAATCTCTCCATTTTTAAAGACTTCATAATTAACTTCAAATGGTTTACCAACTTCTAATATTACATCAGAATCAAAATTCAATCTAAGTTCATATCTTCTGTTGTAGTTTGCTATATTATTTTCGACATCATCACCATCTTGCAATATATCGTCATACATACCTAATATTGTTGTTCCATCCGTAGACAGATTATCTACGAATGTAACTCTATATGGTTGTCCATTAAATAAGAAACGCATATCTTGTTCTAAACTTAGATTTCTTTGTGTTATTACTGTTATAGGAGTATCTACTTCTCTAGCCATAACAGGAGGATCGGTATATTTATTTTCAACTAATATTGAACTCATACCTCTTCCCTTGGCATATGCTTTTTGAGTTCTAAGATTTCCTTCTTTATCTACCCATTTTAGGTCTACATTACATCTATAAGCAGTTCCGTAAAAAGATTCTTTTATTACACGAGCCTCTCTTTTTACAACAACCCAATACTCATTATCCCATTTAAATAGAGTTCCCATTTTAAGTACGTCTATTTTAGATAAAACTAACACTTCATCTCTAATATCTGTCATTGCACCGGTCATAATACCGATACGATTTGGATTCCAATCTTCAGTGTCTATATCATAAATAGATACGTCCATACCATATTGAGATTTTTCTAAAAAAGTATCAAGATTAGTTCTTACTTGATTTTTAACATATTCTTTTAAACTAGAGCCAACAGTGCCAGTAACTCTGGCTTTATAATTTTCTAATATACCCATATCTGGCACCCCCTTCTTATTGAGGTTTAGCTATACCGTTTAAATAATTTATAACATCAAAAACTCTTCTCTTATACCAATCTCCATCTAAATATTTTAATGGAGCAACCTTAAAAGCAATTGTACTTGCTGTAAGACTGTCTAAGAGTCCGTTATTCATTGTTAATTCCATCATTAATTCATCGTATAGTCTTTCCCATTCTTTGCCTTCTTCTCTCCAACAAAGCATCTTATATACCATAGATATTATATGTTCTCTAATATACTTATCTTGCATTATTCGTTACCTCCAAATGTAGAGATATCGATAGTTTTATAGCCATATTCAGTAAGTCTATTTTTTAAGCGTTTATAATATCCATCATGTAATTCAAGCAAATTCTTCATCGTTTCATTTGGTGAATAAGTTTTAATACCTGCATCATAATATTGTTGTTCTATTAATCTTGTTGAGTTTAATTGTTGCTCTGTCCAAGAAACAACCATACCCCAAGCCAAACATTCTATTTCATGATCTGATAAAGATTGTTCAAAATATCCTTCTTCATCGTTTCTTGCATGAAGATCATATCCTGGCAATACTCTATATTCTGTTTCTTTTGCTATTCTACATAAATAATATATTGATCTCTTTAGAAGAGGTAATAAATCTGTCATTAATTCTTCTTCTGACATTACCGCAAATCTATCATCTGTTACGGCACTAAGAAAGGATTCGTATATCTCTATATACTTTGTTCCCATTTTATCCCTCCTTATTCTGATAATATTTTTTTAACTAAATCTGTGTTATATCTATCATTCTTTGCAACAATTTCTTTGATTGTATCATAGTTTACTGGATTTTTTAAAGCTTCTCTTATTTTATCTTCTTTATCATTTTTAATCCAATTATAGAAAGTAATAGCTTTTACAATAGGAACTTCTGCAGTTTCTTCTTCTACATGAATTTGATGAATTCCTGCATCTTCTTCAACTTCGCAAACACGATCTCCTAAAATGTAATCTCTTTCTTCATCACTAAGAATACTTCCATATAACATTTCTTCTGTGATTCCTTCTACTTTTATTAATCCTTGGCAAATCATTTTTTTGCTAACTGGATAATCTAAGATATTTTTAAAACTATCTAAAGATATTCTTAATTGACTGTTCATAGGAATATTATAAAATCTTCCTTGAGTATCTCTTAATCCAACTCCGCAATCGCCAACATTTAATAATCTAATTTCAATAAATTTATTGTCCATTTTTTCAACCTCCATCATCTCTTTTACGGATTTTTTCTTTTCCTACAGTATAGTAGGCACTCTCCGTGTTAATAATAATTTAACATATTTTATTCTTTTTGTCAAATATTTTTATAATAAATAAAAAAGAACCTTTCGGCTCTTTTTATATAACTACGCTTCTAAGCTTGTGTCTTTGTAGATTGCCCAATAATTGTGAGATAATACAGCAACATCGAACATTTGTTCAAGACTAATTTCTTGAGATAAAACTGCGTCAGTGAAGTTTCTTACGAATGTAGGACCTTCGAATGCAATTTTAACTGGTTTTTCAGCTCCAACTGGCATAATGTATGCATAAGCATCATTTACGATTGTTTCAGTGTTAGTATCATCAGTGAATGATTGGTTAAGGATTATAACGTTGCATCCTTTGTAAGTACCAACGTATCCTTGGTTTCTTATATCTTCAATGTCTCTATCGCTTATTTTAGGATTTGTAACAGTAGTCCATCCTGGGTTATTGTATAATTTACTTGCGAAAGCAAATGTACAATAAATATTAACGCTGTCTCCATAAGCTCTTACAGTGTTGATTAACTTATCGAATTGATCCATAATTAATCCAGCACCTTCATATTTGTTTGCAGCAGGTCTATCTGGAGCATTGAATGAAGCGATTAAAGCTTTTTGAATTTCAATATATAATTTTTCTTCTAAAGCTTCTGTTAATACATCTAATAGTTCAGACATTGAAATTCTTCCTAATAAGAAGTCTTCAATTTCTAATCTTGTAGCACCAGCATATACTCTTGGTTGCATTACTAATTCTTTGTTATCTAAAGTAAATGTTTTATAAATACCTTGATCTCCTGCTTTAGTAACGAATTTTTTACCTCTGTATTTACCAGTTCTTATAGTGAAGCTAATCTTTTCTCCATATCCTTTTCTTCTGATTTCAGCGAAACCACCGAATTGTTCTAATACTTTTCTTGGTATAACGATATTAGCTACTTCTTCGATTATTTCATATAAATCAGCTGCATGTTTTCTAAGATATTTGTAATCTTGGAAAGCACTTAATTGTTCACGAAGTGAATTTTCAAGGTCAGCAGCAGTGAATTCAGAAGGAATATTTTCTTTAGTAACTGTAGCAACTGCTAAGTCAACGATATCTTTCATGTTATCCATATCTTTCTACCTCCCTTACGCTTTATTAACAACAACGTAGAATCCTACTTCGTCATTTTGCATTGTACTTTTACTAACGATAAATTCACATTTAGCGTTTTCGTTTCTTGTTTCAGTAACTTTTATCATTCCGTTACCATCTGGATATCCATATAAACTTCCGTTTGCGAAAGCATCATCGAAAGCTTTATTATCAGCATAGTCTCCAGAAATTAAATTAGTATGGAAACTGTCTCCTTCAGATAATTTCCATAATCTTGGTAATTCTTCTTCATTGTTTACGTTGAATACGAAATGATTAAGTCCTCTTTCTCCTGCTCTGTAATATCTTACAGTTGAATGCATTAAATAAGGACAAGAAACTTCTTCTTTAACGATTTCGTTTTTCTTACGATCAATGAAAAGGATCATACCATTCTCTAATGTTTCAATTCCATCTTTTACAGGTGTTTGAGCTTCAATTTGTCTTGTAGCTTCAGAAGCTAAAAAATTGTGTTCAACAACACCATGACCAGAAATCTTATATTGAGCCATGTTTAATTACCTCCATTTAATTTTTCTTATTAGCAGCTTTTGTAGCTCTAACTAATTCTTGCCATCCTTTTTTAGTTTCTTTTTTAGCAATGCCATTAAATGAATATATCATACCATTTACTTTATTTTCATCGCTTTCTTCTTCAACTAATACTTGTTCAGCAAGTTTTGCACCTAAAGTTGATTTTAAATCTTCTATGCTGTAATTACCAATATTTTCTTTTATGTCAGACATAAAATCACTATCGTTTATTTTAGCAGAGAATTTATTAATTAATTCTTCTTTAGCTGCATTTTCATATACTTCTAATTTTTCTGTTAATTCAGCAACTTTAGCTTTTAATGCTTCTGTTTCATCTTCAACAGTAGATTCAGCTTCTGTTTCTTCTTCTACTTCTGGTTCTTCTTCAGACTCAGCAGTTTCTTCTTCAGCTTCTTCTTCGATTTCTTCTGCTTCTTTAGCAGTTTCATCTCCAGAATTTTCAGAATCTTCGTCTTCATACTTTTCTTTTTTCTTTTTGCAAGCATATTCGTCTTCAGATTCTTCTTCGGCTTCAGTTTCTTCTTCTGTTCCTTCTTCAACACCGTCTTCAGTAGGAGTAGCTTCAGCCGCTTCGTCTTCTGTTACTTCAACAGCTTCAGTTTCTTCAACTTCAGGAGTCTCAGTTTCAACAGTAGCCTCTTCATTAACTATAGTAGAATCTGTTTCATTAACTTCAACAACATCTACTTTTTTTTCTGTGTTTGGCATATTTGTACCTCCTATATTCGATTCTTGTTCTAACGCTTCATAAGCGCTAAGCATACTCGCATATGCTTGAAAGAACTTGGCATCCTTGAAGCAAGGAGTGTGTGCATCACCAAGAACAGTAATTCCGAAGAATTCGGCATTAGTAATTCTTAAATAATGCTTGTCATCATAAATCTCAAATTCACCGTCCATAGTTTCAGGATTAAGTTCCATTGATAGAGATTTCTCCTCTTCCAAAATTTTTTGGGCTTCAGGAAATCTTCCGTCCCATATTACAGCATCTACTTCATAGTATTTCCTTTTTACAGGTAAACCATAAACTTCTTCTGTAACTTCTACCCTCATAGGATGAGGATCTAATGGGACAAAGCCGTAAGCTATTTGACCTTCGCCGTGTCCTTCAAAATCTCCTTCTTCAGAATTATATCTTCCAACAATAGGAGTACCAGGAATGGTTTGTATCAACTTTTCAGCTACGTCTGCATCAATAATAGTACGATTGACATTTGGTCCTTCATAGAATACTCTTGCTCTTCCCAATGAAAATTGACTATTAACTTTAGAAAACTTAGTTATCTTGATGTTTAGGGCAGCATATTTTGTTAAGTCCATATCACTTGCCTCCTTTATTGACTATCCTCTTTCTTAAGAGTTCCGTCTGTCTTTTCATCTGTTGATGATTGTGGTCTTCCACCCTCAACATTATTAGCTGCATCTGCAGTTTGTTGAGCAGCGGTTCCACCCTTTCCACTCATTGTATGAGAACTCATTAGGGGAACGAGTCTTTTGTCGAGCTTCAATAAATCATTTTCCAAATATAAAAGAGACTCAAAGTGTCTTTGCTTAACACCAACAGCTATTTGAGGAATGATTTTGCTGTATCCATACTGCGCATTCTTCAAATAAGTGTCCATCATTTTCTCCCTATTACGATAGGAAATCGGTAAATATGAAACTACAAAATTGTAAGTTCTTTTTCCTCTTGCACCTATCTCGGCATTACAAATAAAAGATAACCATGTACTTATTTTTTCCATAATGTTCCAAATAAATGATTCATCTTTTCTTGCTGAGAATTCTAACACTCCAGCAGTGTCCCCATTGAAAATAGCTTGAGGAACACCAGCTTCATTGTACATCTTTTCTTCAAATTTGTCAATAAAGTCCAAATCATTTTCTCTTGAAGTATCAGATAAGTCTAATACACTTACATCTGCTAAAGATGTTAAAGCATTTACTCTTTCCATCTTCTTTGTGATTTTCTTTAAGTTGTCATGAAATTCAGCAGCAAGCGCTAAATCGATTTCAGGATCTCCATTACTATCGATTTTAACATGTTGGAACAAGATTTTTTGAAGACTATCTTCAATATAATTATCTCGTACATCTTCGAATTTTCTCATTCTAACAATTTGTCTTAATATGCCGGCAAAAGGAGGCATTCCATTATAACTTGTAAAGCCAATACCATGTACTGGAGTTATTAATATTTTTCTTTCTCCATTATTTTTCCAACGGTAATAGGCAGTTCGCAATCCTTTAGGATATTGCTTTAATACATCCTCCTTTGTTATATTAGGATCAATTGACACTAAAGATGCCATAACTTGGTCAATAAAACTCATATCTAATTCAAAAATTGGCATTTGTCCATTTTTTGCGTTTCCAATTATTTCACAATAATCTGATGGTAATTTGCATAATTGAAAATATGGTTTTCCATCCATGTTAATAAAATCATAATAATAGAAAACCCTACCATCTACAAGAATATCGATTAAAGTACGTACAGTAAAGTCTTCTACTTTTATCTCGTCGTCTAAAAATGCTAAAACATCATTATACTCTTTTTCTAATTTTTTCTTATTTACAGTTCTTCCTGTACTTGATAAATCAACAGGAGACACATAATAATAATTTAAAAATAGTGTTGCATAATAAAGTATAATTCTTTGATATTGTGGTTCATTATAATAAACCCTTGATAAAGTAATCCATAGTGGATCTTCTGGAGATAATTCCATTAACTTCTCATAAGTTATACTCTTTGGATTGTATCCCCTAACACGGTCTAGGTCTAAAACTTTATCATAACTAGGATCATATTTATTTATTGCTTTAGCCAATTTTTGGAAACGAGCTATTAATTTGTCTTTGTCTTCAAAAGTATTGGTTTTTTTCTCTTTCTCCATTTTCTACACCTCCTAATTATAAAAAGAATATTGTCCTAACGTACCCTTTCCGGCGCGTTTTTTTAATTCTTTTTCTTCTTCTAGACTTATAAACCACAAACCATAAATAAATGAGGAAACTAAGTCTTTTCCGATTGTTGTCTTAATCTTTTGAACATTTATATTACTTGTCGCAGTTTCAATATTAGCCTTCAGATTCGCCAACTGGTCCTGCAATTTAGTTGTAGATATATAAGGAATTAACTGAGTGGCTTTTTTGTCTACTTTCATTTTTCTCCAATAATCAAACTGAGCAAAATAAGTTCTTGCTTGTCGTTCATTAATAAGGAGACGAACTCTGTCTAAACTAAGCATCAAATGTGCATTCTTATAATAATCTGAGTTAGCACCTGGACTTGCCTCGACGCCATATAATTTTCTTATACATCCTGGCATTTCGGTCTTTTTATATTTTGGCTTATTACTAAAGCCATATGCAGGATAATAATCGCCATCTTTTTCTTGCTCAATTATTAAGAAATCAGCAATACCAGCTCCTGGTCCATTTATATCGACAACTATTCCTCTAAAGTTAAATATAGAATCAAGTTGTTTAATTTTAATAGATTGGTCTTGGAAATGTCTACCTATTCCAGGCATTATTATTATATTAACCAAATGTGTAACAAATCTTTCTCCAGATGTATATGTTTTGAATATCTCTAAAACAGTTTCATCACTAAAACGACCAACATCGACACCAAGCGTATAAAAAACATCGCTTCTATGCTCCGGTTCAAACTCGGGTCTTAATATTTTCCTACGCTTATCTATTAAATCATAAGAATAATAACTCTCTTCACTACCACCAGCCCATCTTGACATATATTCTCTTAAAAATGTTTCCAATTTATAAGTACCAGTAGATTTAATTTTATCTAAAATTTTTCGTTTATCTAATAGCCCGTGCATAACCGGAATTCGATAATCTCCCCCAAAAACAAATACTTTATCTGGTTCAAACACCATATCAACTAACATCTCAACTGTTAAATTATAAGCATATGTATTTTTATATCCAGCAGATCCAATCATTATTTGTGAAGCATGCGGTTCTGTTGGATTATTCTTACCACACATTGTTTTTCTGTTAACGTTTAATAATGGAATAACAACATTTTCAATTTCATCTTGATTTGCTAATGAAAACTCTTCGATTGTACCTCCATGTCTACGTCCTCCACGGGCACTATCTGTTGTAGAAACGATATCTATTGCGGAACCATTTCTGAATTTTAGCTTAGCTTGATCTTCTCCGCCTGTTGAATAATGTTGTTTTTGTTTATCAAAATCAGCTATATCCAGCTCATTAACAAAAAATGGAATTAAGTAATAAACTTCATTCATTTTTTCTTTTGTAATCATTGCCGCTTGTTTTTTAGTGTCTGCACATAAGAATAATTTACTCATCGGCTGCCACATTGCTTTCATATTTATTGATATGAAATTTAAGAATGATTTTGAATAAGCACGAACAAAAATTCCGCTAACCTTTTGATATCTCGCCATAACTCTTAAAAAAACTCTTTGATAAAAGAATACTTGCTGTAAATATGTATTTTTCCTTTTTACAATATCTATAAAATAATCCGGATAAAGATATAATATTCGCATCGCATAAGTTATATTATCCCAATTATTCATTACATAATCTGGCGTAACAACAATTCTTTTTATATCATTACGCTCAGAGTACATATGATGATAAGCATCTATGAATTCATCTAAACTATTTTTCATATTCTTTACTTATCTCCTTAAACATATCTATTAATTCTTCTTCATTTAGAGTTTCATCTTCAAATCTTTCTTCTTGAGCTTCTTGTGTCTCAAACATACTCTCTATATCTTCTTCATTGACGTTTGTTCCTGAGTTTTGTTCCATTAATTTAGTATTATACATCTGAGTAATTTCTTCTCCAGAACCAGCAACTATTGCAGCAACATATTGTTGGAAATTTCTTATTGTTGCATCTACAATGTCTCTGCTTTCTGTAACTTTATAATCCATTAACCATCCATGCTCTTCTAAAAAAGCTATTAGCTCGCTTAAGGATTCAATAGTCTCAGTATCATTTTGTACTGCATTTTGAATACCAGATTCTTTCATTAAAGATTGATAAGAACTTATTAAAGTTGATACTTCACGAGTGTCTCCAGAAGCTAATTTTTTGTCTATTAAAACAGATACCAAAGCAAGCTTACGAATCATGTCTCTCCTTGCCTCGTCCCTAAAATTATAATAATTTAGAGTATTCTTTTCATAGCTTTCCATTTTCAAATAGTCTTCTACACCAAAATCGTCATATGAGCCCCACTTCTTTCTTAAATAAATAAATAAATCAGCAGATAATGTAGGTAATTTGCTCAATACAGCGTCAGTTTCTCTCGCTTTTTCCCATAATAAGTCATATTGTTTCCAAGATGATTTGCTATATTCGCTGCTTTTAACGGTTTTAATATATGTTTCTAAAATATATCTTTCATTATCAGATGTTTTCGATATTTTTATCCATTCTTCAGCCATAAATGCTATATCTAAAAACTGACATAGCTTATCGACCATAGTTAAATCTTTTGTATTTATACTCTCTAAAGCACAGTCATAACAAATTGTACTTACTCCATCAGTTCCAAATAAACAATTTTCACCACAAGGAACCAAATCTTGGATTAATTTTATTTGAGAACATTTGCCGCATCGTCTTGTCCCATAATCCATTTATATCACCCCTTTAAGTGAATTTTTCTACCAGTTCCATTTAATTTATGTAAACAATATCCACAACTTTTTGCAAATGAGAAAAATTCATCATCCCATCTTTCTTCTTTACATCTTATACATTTTCTTTTTCCAGTTTTATGAAAATCTCTTCTTGCATTAATCACAGCAGCTTTGGCTATTTTCTTACTAATTGATTTTGTAAATAGAGTGCTAATATAATTATCATTATAATTTACATTATATTTATCTCTTACATATGCTCCTATAATATCATTTCTTTCTCCGTTAATCTTCATTTCCAATATATCCCATATACAATCACTAAATTGTACTCTTGCAATAGCTCTATCTAATAAATCATATATTTCATTCCAATCATCAATAACTCTGTTCGCATGCTCATATCTTATGATTTTATAATTTTTCATTAGTAGATAAACATGAAGAGGATTTGATAAATCTATCATTTTGTCTTCATCGGATTCGCATATGATAAATTCTCCAACTCTTAGCCCAAAATACATATCATCATCAGGTCTAATATTAATAAAACCTTGTTGTTGTGATTGCATAACTGGACGATATGCATCTTTTAAAGTATATTGTTGTAAACATAAATCTATATACCAATTTTTGTAGTAATGATGATTTACATAATTAATTTCTAATGGATTCGTAAAATCTCTTTCCCTTCTCCCTTTTAGACAATCATCTAAATAATCATATATAACCTTAATTTTTTCCATTTCTTTCCATAAATCTTGCATTCCTGGAATGTCCTTATCTTTTTCTTTATCTATAAAAGGTTTATAAGTTTTATATATATTCTTATATTTTGCATTATGAAATGCCATGTCAGCAACTCCATTTTCAACCATTTCCTCATAAGAAACACTTTTTTTCGAAGGTTGCTTCAACTCAACATCACAATCTACATCTGCAGAATAAAGTAAATAATTAGAAACTTCGTTCAATTGTGTCGGACTCAAGTCATTCAATAGTCCTTCACTCTCTAAATTCTTTACACAAGCAAGTCTGTCTTCATAGGCTTGTGCTGTCCAATCTAATGAATATACAATTTTTTTCTTATTACCTTTAACTTTTATAGTATTAGGATCATCAACTTTCATGCCAATCCCTCCCTCTTACTTATATATTAACACTCTAGAAGATTTCTGTAAAGAGTTTTGTGTAATTTTATTTCTAGTTTATTTCAAAATCAAAAAACTTTACAAAATAAAAGTGCAATATTATAATTATATACAATGAATAATACGAGCGTAGCTTGCGAAGCGAGTATTATTCT